ATCTAACCAATGAAAATATAAATTATCTGTATTAAAGTTAGTTGCTGCTCCAGACGGAGCAAATGTTGTACTTGGATTGAGATTGAGTACATCTAAATAGGTAGTACTTGCACCCGAAGCAACATAACTTAGTGGTGCTCTTTTTTCGGCAGACTTCTCAATAGTAACTAAACAATTATCAATGTTTTCTGATTCAGTTACTAATCTTTTTGTTGGAGCTTGTCTACCTACTCCTCCGCTTAATGAATTAATTGAGAGTCTTGCAAGTGTCATTAAAACCTCGTTCTTGTAAAGTAGGCATCGTTACTTAGTATACCACGCCTATCAACTGCTGTTCTAGTTCCTATATCCCCTAGGAAAATTGATCTATTCTTTTTTTGCATATCAGCAGCACGTCCTCTAGAGTAATGGTAGCTTTCTCGCATAGCCATACGTTTATCGATATCTAGATCACCTTGGGTAATCATTTGATATTCTCTGGCTGCTGACTCCATAATACCACGTTGTAGGGCAGAGTCAATATCATTCCAACCATATGGTGGACTATTGCCTTCAATGCCTAACATAACAATTACTTCAATTTTAAGACCACTAGTGTAGGTAGAAAAAACATCAGTCTGCTTGGTGATATTGAATAACCTTGTTGGATTGGACTTAATAGTTGTTTGGATCACCTCCCCCGTCGTTGGATCAAACAATGGTTCAATAACTTGAGCATAACAAGCAGTAGATGGCAAAAGAATAGTACCGTTAGCTTCTAGCGTATAGGTATTTACAAATCTATTATTAGCTACGCCTCTCATCATAGCAGCTTTAATGGTCTGTTTAAGAATGAACTGAGCAACACTGGTATCAACACCAGCGTCCTGATCTAGATCTACAATCAAATGTTCACCTGACGATAACAACATATGATTTATAGCATCTGTGTAACTATATAAACCCATTATCTAGCTCCTTTCTTTGGATATGGAACCAATTTATTTAACAACTCTTGACGTTTTTCACAACCACAATCTTTGGTTGGTTTAATGTTTAATGCACTAGCAACTTTAGCTACTGTATCTCCTAAGCCTCTTTGGTGTGGGGAAATTGGATTAAATGGTTTTAGTGGCATAAAGTCTCCTGAGAAAAAAATACCTAGGGGGCCTTTCGACCCCCTAGGTGGTTAATGATTAATTACTATTAAGCTGCTGGGTAACTACCTCTGATTGTAGCGCAAAGTTCTGGACGAAGGACACCAGCACCACCCATGATGCTAGCAACAGTAAAGAATGTGCCTCTACGGACATCTTTGACTGTCTCAACCTTCATACCTTGTAAACGTAGGGAACAAATAGCTGACTGTTGCCAAATAAGAGCCTTAACTGGTTTTAGAGTAGCACCCTGTACAGCAAGGCCAGCACCAGTAACTGGAGATACAGATGAAACAGTATTAGTGCCATCATACCAGTTAAAGTTATACTTAGCGTCACCTAAATCTTTAGTTAGGCCAACGTTAATTCCTCCAGCTATTCTACCAGTAGTAGCGGATACAGCTCCTTGTGGAGTATTAGCACCACCAGTACCGTCATCACTAATTACTCGTTGATGATCAAGTTGCTGAAGATGGTTAGATTTTACAATCTTAACACCCATATACTCAAGAGTATCTGGGAGATTAAACATACTCTTACTTAGTGGACTACCAAGTCCACCAGCTTCTGCTACGCCGCCAAAGAATGGGCGACCAGCACCACCTACAAGGCCAGTAGAGTCACGGGCAATACCAAGAGCACGGATGTCATGGAAAGCCTGTGGAGTCACTGCACAGTATACACCAGTAAGGGTAGCGTCAATTTCAGAAAGACGAACCATATAACGCTCTAAATAATCAAGAAGAAGAAGCGCAGCATCAGCTCGTTCAGTTGCACTAGCTCCTCTTAAACCTAACATGTTAAAAGCATTAGCTGCTGGGAGAATAGTTTCATCTACACACATACCCTGATAACTAGATGAAAATGGATTACGAGCAGCAGTTACAGAACCTAATGCAATCATGGAAGCAATTTGCTTATCACGAATATAACTAAGTTGTAAACCAGCTTGACGGGCTAGTTCTGAACGATAATCCCATTGAGTAATCATAAGGGAAATGTCGTCTAATTCAAAGAATGATGCCATTGGACGCTGATCTAGTGAGATGTCAAAGAAACCAGCCGCTGTTGCAGTAGAATCTCCTAAAAGTTCTTCACCAGCTTTCCAAACACCCTTATGACCAACGGTTCCAGTAACAGGAAATCGTTTAGTGGTGCCTGATTCAATGGTTTGTGTAGTTACCATAGGTTCAAAAATATTGTATTGATCGTAAGCATTGAGAACTTCGCCAGACCATACTGGAAGCCAATATTGATCGTTTCCAGTTGCTCCTGGAGTTACTGAGGTAGTATTTGCTGCCGCACCGCCACCAATCCAACCGTAGGTTTGCGAAGGTGCGGGGTAAAGTTGTCCTGCTGATAAATTTTCTGGCATATTTGTTTCTCCTTATAAAGAAACTATTGTTATTTAAAAATTATAAAACAAAGGAGAAAACCTTAATTGTTCTGTGTCCTAGTATTTGTTACTAAGATTATACAGAGTTAACGATTTCTAAAACCGTACCGAGATGTATTAATTGTCATTGCTTCTACTGCATTTCTATATGCAGAGTCTACCCGAAATCGTGGATCTCGTAAAGCAGCTTGTTGTTCAGCAAAACTATTAAACACCTGTACGGATTGTGGAACCTGAGATTGATTAACCCGATTGTCCATTGGTCTAGGTTCCTGTGAAGGGGCCTTTGGTGGGTTTTGTTGCTCGTAGCGTGCCTTAAGTCCTAGGAGAATATTCTTATAAGCATTTGTCTGTAGAGCGCGATTAGTAGCAGAAACTTCTTCAGCAGTCAGGTTGTCCTGTGCCCACTTGAACATGCGCTTTAGATTGTCATTGCCTCCGACAACCGAAGCCGCATCGTCCCATGATTGCTTTGCTAAAGCTTTTCTACCTCTAATTAACTGCTCAATAATAATTTCATCTGCACCCATTTTCTCTCTAATTTCTTTTCGAGTAGCGTCACTTACGGAATCTGCTGAGTCAATTTCTTTACCCCAGCGGACCCAATCTTCTGCGCTAATCTTATTAGAGACTGATTGTGGAATTGTAGATGCAACTATTTTTAGATCTTCAGGAATGCCTGATAAATCCTCTACTACCTCAGGTACTGCCTGAGCAACGGGGGGTGAGTCCTTATAATCAGGATTGATCACCCCATTTTGATTGTATTGTTTTTTTAATGATGCATTTTCCTGTTTAGCCTGAGTGAATCCTTTACGGGCTTCAAGAAGGCTATTGAACCAAGCATCAGATGATTTGAAGTTACTAGGGATCTTTTGTCCCTGATCTTGAACGTACTTCATGAACATTGCACGTTCGTGTGTTGTAACTGGATCTTCTGTTTGAATTGGTGTTGCTAAATCTGGCTGAGTCCCTACAGGTTGAGATTGTTCAGCATTATTAATTTCTGGCATTTATATAACTCTCCTTTAAGATTATTCGTTATCGTGAACGAGTCTTAGTTTTCTTAGGTAAATTTGGGTTTGGTTTTTTTGTATCTGGCTTAGGTCCAGTACGATTCTTGACATAATCTAAATCTGTTTTTGTGTGTTTATTATTCATTTCTTCTTCATCTTCTTTCCAGCCTTCTTCTTAACTGGGGCTTTCTTTTTAGGCATTGGTTGTTCTTGAGGCATTTGCCCCCCCATTTGTGATTCCATTGATCCAGGACCCATGCCTGTTGGCATACCACCCATACCACCCATCATTTGTTGTAATCTGCTCATTGTTTATCTCATTTCTTAAGTTTGTTAAAAATTAATTTACCAGTTTTATGTAAATTTGCTTCAAATGTCGATAAGACACCATTAGTAGAATCTATAGAACAACTACCTTCTATGTAATCAAAAATACTATTAGAATTTTGATCGGTGGTTGATGTAACTAAAGTATATGTATTATCATCTGGATTATCTGCATTAGCTAGTATAGTACTACTAGCTCCTGTATCTTTATTAACATATGTAATAACGTTTAAATTTAAAACAGCTGTATTTCTTGCAGATACTAAAAACGCATCTAATCTATTTGTTTTTAAAGATGCAGCTCTAGTTACTATACCAGAACTTGATAAGGTGCCTCTATTCTTTAACGGAGAATTATCAAATTCTACGTATACTCCATAAGCTAAAGCATAAGCTTGTTGAATTGTTGTTAATGCCATTTTTTACCTCACTTTAATTTTTTTAATAAGATAAGACCCGTATTGTGATAACTAATTTCTTTGTCATCTAAAGTTGTTGCTGTTGAGATATATGGATTTGGAAGTAAAACTAACTTTTCTACCGTCATTGTACATGGAAAAGTAGGTACATTATTAGGTAAAGAATCACTAGTAGATCTTTGTTCTCTAAGGGCGCAACCAGCATTTAATGCTACTTCATCTAATTCAAAATCAGCAATAGAAGAATAATCTATAGATGCTATACTAGTTCCATTAGCATACCATGTAATTGTAGTTCCAGCCCAAACTACTCTAAGCTGTTGACTAACATGGGCATTTAAACCTGTTGTTGTAGAGAGAAAAACGTCTTTAAGACCAGTACTAGATCTAAGACCTATTATAATTGCATACCAAGTCCATTGTCCGCTTACATAGAATGGATGAAATCCAATCATATTTCCTGATAATCTTGCCATAATGCCACTTCCTGATGGATTATATAAAACATTTACAATTTGAGGACCATGTTCCCTAAAATAACCAACTATAAATCTACAATCCGAATACGTATTATTACCTTCTAATGGATTTAAAAAACCAGTAAAAGTTAAATCATATGTATTACTTGTACTTGTAGCTATATTTCCTTGAACACTAGATTGGTATGTATAATTAGTAGTAGTATTACTATAATCTTTCCAAGCTGACGTTAACATAATTCTACTGCTAACGGTCATTGTAGAATTGGTTGATAAAGTAACAAATTTATTTGTAAGTTTAAATAATCCAGTTTCTCTTGGCGCACTAGCTGTAGCTTGAACAAGTAACCAATCACCTATTTTAATAATTGCATTGGTAGTTCCTGGAACATATGTAGTTGTAGTTGATTTCATTCCTAACGAAAAATTAGATGTATCACTTAAGTTACCGCCATATTTATAAATTAATTGTGAGTTTAATAAATCAGTGCTAGTACTTTTATTATAAACTATTGTACCTGAAGATGCTAAACCAATAGCATAATCTGGATCAAGTGCAGCTCCATTATATGGTCGATCTTTAAAACGAAAACCACTAGAAGCTGTTAATGTACTATACTTAATTCCCCTATTAGGAAGGAAGTTATAAAAAAAATTAGCACCCCTAGCAAGAGCTAGTAATTGGGGATAGGATACTTGCATAATTACCTCACTTTAATTTTTTAAGGATTTGGATACCAGTATTGTGATATTGAGTATCTGAAGAGGTAATTTCAGTATTTGTATCTTCATAATTATTAGCACCAAAAAGTAAACCAGCATCAAATGTAATGGAACCAGCAGTAGCATGGTTAGCTGCTGTAGTGTAAATACTATTAACAACAGTAAAAGTTGTTGAGTTAGTAATTGCTCCAATAAATACTCCTGTTGTGCTTGTAAGAGCATTAAAAGCACCACCTCCAGTACTTGTTTTTTCTAAGCGCATACCAACACTAAGTCCAGTTGTAGTACCAGTAGTTAAAGTAACAACATTAGTTGCAAGACTTAAAGTAGCAATTAAACCACCCTTACCACCAGCTGGTAATTGTCTCCAAGAAGCTGCTTCTTCTACATATATAGAACCAACTCCAGCTATATGTGTTCCTGAAATATCTCCACCTTTTTGTGATAATACACCAGCATACATAGCGTTAGCTGAGTTTACTATGAAAATGTTAGGTATATCAGCTACAGTTACTGTAGCAACAGGAGTTACCATATCATTAGCATAAAAAGTAACTACTCCATCAGTAAAATTAACTTTTAATTTTTGTGAAGAAAAAGCCGAAAGATTTGTATTAAAGCTATATAGATATTCAACAGTGTCAGTTAAAGCGTTATTAGCTTTTACAACAGCGTACCATGTATAATTTTGTCCACCTATAGCTTGAACTGGAATAAAACCAAAACCATGCTGCGAACCTACTAATATGTTTAAAGTTGGATCTATTATTTCAAAAAGGTGATTATATGTATAACCAACAAAAAAAGTTTTTTGTCGTGTTTTAGCTGAATCTATAGTTCCATTTTCAGCAAGAAAATCATTTTTTTCTACATAACCTTTATAGTACATAGTAGCATTTGCTTTATCTGAAAAATATAACCATCCTATTACTGTGCTTGATGAAGAAGGATTTATTAAAACTCCATTTCTATCATAAAGAGTATCATGTATTAGACTACGAGTCACACTAGATAAACCAGGTCCACAAGTTATTTTTAACTTTGTACCATCAGAAGATACTGTTCCACCAGTTGGAGTACCAGCATGTCTTTGGATTTCATACCAATTTCCCAAGTTTTTTCCATTAGTCCATTTCATAGCAGTATCTACTAAATTACCACCAGTTTTATATACTAATTTTGAATCATTAACAGTAGTGCTAGAAGCAAGGGTGTATAAAACAGCCGCAGAATTTAATGCATTAGGTGCAGAGTTACTAAGTACAAACGATGGTTGATTTAGTCTAATGGGTGTTGCAGTACTCAGCAATGTAGCTAAATTAATGCCAGGAAATTTACCTGGAAAATTATAATTAGCACCTTTAGCAAGAGCTAGTGCTTGTGGAAATGAAATAGCTGGCATTGATTAGTCCTCCAATTTTAATTAATTTCTTCCATTAGGGTTGACTGTACAAAAGACAAGTTTACTTACATCTGTTGCTGCTCCTCCATTTGCCATAACGTAACTACCAGCAAATAGATTCTTAAAACAAACAATGTCTAAACAAGGAAGGGTAACAGAACCCACACCATCTAAAATAAGATTAGCAAATGTGTTTGTAGCAGTAACTGCAGTACTAATTACATGTGTTGTACTAGCTGGTAATACAAATGGAGTCCAAGTAGCAGTACTTAATGAAGCGGCATTAACAGTAGTTGTAGCTGGCATATTAATTGTATAATAACCGACACAACCACTTGATGTTCCAGCTACACTGTTGATAATACCTGGAGTTACTGAACATCCAGTAAAACCAGTTAAAGGATCTGCTGCTAAAGCAAATACAAAAGTAGTTGTACTTCCTGTTGCAGTAGTTACATATGTTCCATTTAATGCAGAATTAGTTGCTCCTGTTACAGTAAAAGTTTGTCCTGATACAGAAGCAAAAGGCATAGTAGCAACACTAAGAGTAGCTGTACCAGCTGCATGAGATACACCAACATAAGCATAACTAACAGGGCTTTGTTGAGCAATTACCCTACATCCAACTGGAAAGTTTGTTACGTTTCCTAAAAATAAACCAGCTGTTGTTCTAATACCATCTAAAGCACTTGGTGGAGTACTTGTAACAATTAGTAATCTACTACCTGCAACGGTAGTTCCAGTTAAGGTTCCAGTTAATGCTGATGTTCCTAAAGTAGTTGTACTTAATACGTTAATTGAACCTGATGCTGGAATCATTTCTTACCTCCGCAACCACAAGACATCTTGGGTTTCTTTTTAGTTGTTGATTTTTTCTTAGTCATTATTTATAGCCTTTCTTCATTGACATTTTCTTACCAGATTTCTTAGCTTCTACTTTTGCATCGGCTTTGCCTTTTGCTGTATAAGGAAATGATTTTTTACCTACTTTTGGCATTTAATTTGCCTCCTTTTTTGTTGCGTCTTTAGTTAAAGATTCTAACTCCTAGGTTATTTGTTGAATATTTGTCCCACCAACCACACATTAGTAGATTACAGGATTCTATTAATAGTAATGGTTGATTTAGGTAGGAAGAGATACCTAAAAAACAATCTGAGGTTCAATAGATTTAACTAGAACACTGCAGATTGGGTGGGTTTATTGAGTCCAGTTATTAACCAGTAAGGCTAAGTCCTGTGAGTTTACTGTGCCGTCTCCGTTAATGTCATGTGGATTAGGTTTAAAACTAGTAGATCCCCAGTCGGCTAGGAGTTCACCCATGTCTTGAGCTGTTACTAAACCATCATTATTAAAATCACCCTGTAAAGCAAGACCAACAGTTGTATTGGTTAAAGACCCAGTAACAATGTTTCCACCTACACAACAACCGTATACAATACATTCTGCTGGGTATTGTGGATTAAGGGGTAGGTTGTCATATAGGATAATCTCTGATTGACCTAATCCTATTACTTTAAAGACAAACTTACACATCTGGGCTGGCTCTGTGGTTACAATCCATTGGTAACCTAGTACTCCATAGCAATAAAACATTCCATTACCATCTTGTGGAGGAACTACTTCATTGCATAAGGTATAATCATTATTAGGAAAAGTAGAGTATCCAGACATAACCCCAACATGAGATTCAACTAAGGATACTCCTAGGAGTTGTAGTTTGGTATTATTCCATCCAAAGGGTACATCAGCCACTACAAACCTTTGTGGGGCATTCTCGGCTGATACCATGAGCTGTACCTCAATGATATCATCTAGTGCCACAGCCTGTTGTGGGGCCACTAGGGATAGGTTGAGCTTGGCTGTAGGGTCAATTTGTGCAGAGGTTGTGTTAGTTAAACATATTAATGAGATAAAAAACAATTTAAGTTGATGTTGTAACTTCATTAAATAAATCTCCCTTTTAAGTTTAGGTACATGGTCATGTATTGGTCGTGCGCTTGTTCCCATTCACCCGCCATTACAAATGACTCGCAAGCCTTTACTACTGCATAGATCTCTAGGTAGATCGCATCTTTGTCAGGCGAGTTGTTGATCGCATTTACAATGAGCGGGGAGTGGGTGTAGTAGTCTTGGATCTCTTCTGCGTAGCCCTGAGTCGAACGGTAATGCTCACGCAGCATTCGCATAGCGGTGAGTTCTGGTCCGTTGTCAACGCCACCCATGCGTGCGACTACCGCTGTAGTCAGGAAACATTCGCCAGTAAACTCGACCTGATGAGTATCAATTAGAGTCCCAACAAAAGTAGCGTTTCGCACTTCAATAGTTAAGATAACATTTCCGAACGGAAACCCTGCGTACTGAAAATATACTTGGTCGCCAGTTGCAACTGCAAACTGCGCGTACTGCGCTGAGTACGCATAGAAGCCAGATGAAACCATAGCGGATGTGGTGTACGCGGTCTGCGCCACTCCGTTCTTGTAGATGTACCCACCACCATCGGTAACATTGTTGCAGTAGACAGCCAATGTTCCACCGTGCGGCATTGTGACAATGTTTGTCGTGTATCCCTGATTTGAAGTCAGACCGTACTGGTCATTAAAGTTGAACTCTCCCGCCGTAAACGCGCTACCCGCAGGAGGCGCGGCAGCAGCAGCCCTAGCAACTCGACTGGCATGTTGAGATGGAATAATCATGCGCTTAAACTCCCTGCTATATTGTAAACATTAGATACATAACTAATTATACTAGCTGATCCATGTTGTCCACTAATTTTTAAATAACCTTGATATGAATTTAAAGTAGTACCAGATGCTGTAATTGTTGTTTGTCCTGCGCCAAGCTGTATAATTGTGCAATTAAACCCAACAGCAAGCGATGCTGGAACGGTTAGCGTGTTTGCTGATGCCACATTCATTGTAATAATTTTTCCGTTGTCACCTGCTACGAGCGTGTAACTTGCCGTCTTCGTGCTGATGCCGCTTGAGGACAGCGCGTATGCGTCAGCGGTTAACGCTGCTACCGATGTCAGGCTAGATGCGACGACATTGGATGCAAGCGTTGTGCCTGTCAGACCTGATGCGAGCGTTGTTCCTGCGGGACCAGTCGCGCCCGTCGCGCCCGTAGCACCTTGGATGCCCTGCGCGCCGTTTGTGCCGTTTGTTCCTGCCGCGCCTGTTGCGCCTGTCGGACCCGTAGGTCCAGTTGGACCCGCAACGGTACTTGCTGCACCTGTAGCACCCGTAGCACCTGTCAATCCTGTATTACCCTGAATTCCCTGCGCTCCGTTTGTGCCATTAGTTCCTGCAGGACCCGTAGGACCTGTTGGACCCGTAGGACCTGTAGGTCCTGCTACAGTACTAGCAGCACCTGTAGCACCTGTTAATCCTGTAGCACCTTGGATGCCTTGAATTCCTTGTGCTCCTGTAGGTCCAGTTGGACCTGTTAATCCTGTATCGCCTTGGATACCTTGTGCACCATTTGTTCCATTAGTTCCATTGGTTCCTGCTGGACCTGTAGGTCCCGTAAGACCTGTAGGTCCTGTAGGTCCCGTAGGACCTGCAACAGTACTAGCAGCACCAGTAGCACCAGTAGCACCAGTAGCACCAGTAGCACCAGTAGCACCAGTAGCACCTTGGATGCCCTGAATTCCTTGTGCTCCTGTAGCACCCGTAGCACCTGTAGCACCCGTAGGACCAACAGCACCAGTGTAATAAGGAAGAGATGTCCATGCTGTACTACCGTTACCAGCTTTAATTAAATTTGTGTCAGTTTCAAATCCTAACTCACCTATAATTAAAATAGGATTAGCCGCAGTCCATTGTGCAGCAGTACCTCTTCGTATTTGTATCTTAGATGCCATTAAGGTGTTCCTCCATCTATAGTTGCAATGTTACTGTAATTATCACTAGGGAATCCCCCATCAATAAAATCTGAACCACCAGAAATTGTAGCAGGGACCCATGCCGTATTATTCCATTGAATAACTTGATTTAAAGTAGCACCTGTTTGTGTAAGATCACTGAGGGCATGAGTATGGCTAGTAGGGGTTCTAGAGTTAGATAATCTTGAATCATCTGCTCTTACTACTTGAGTTGCATTACTAACACCCGAAGTAACAAAATTTACAGCAAATGTTCTATTAGCAGATAAATCTCCACCACCTGTTAAACCTAGTCCTGCTGTTAAAGCTAAAGTGTCTGGAACAGGTGAATTAGCTATGGTAGCTAATTCACCAAGAGCGGATAGTTTAAGACCGTTGCCAATAGTAATGTGTTGACCTACTCCAGTTCCTCCTGCATTCCATCTACCAAGTAATCTCATTTGTGGTATAGATGTTATATCTGCTATTACATGAGTATGGGTAGCAGCGGCTATACCAGCTGATGATAGTGATCTATTGACCCACTCTGTTGTGTTCCATTGTAGTACATCGTTATTAGCAAGGGAAGTTAATGTTGTATTAATCAGTACTGAGCTAGGTAATCCTACAGTAATAACAGATCCAACTGTAGTTACTTCAACTTCACCAGCCGTACCTACTACTGTGGTTCCTGTTGGCAATACTGCAGCAACATCACCTAATTTAAGACTAAAAAAATCTATTTTAAAATCTTCATCAGCGGTATTGCTAGTACCATCACTAAGGAGTTGTATACCAACATTAAGAAATCCTGTTGGTATATTAGTAGTTTGGTTAATTGTAGTTGTATTAATAGTAAAATCTACAGTATTTGTCAATGTTCTGGCAATTTTAAATATATACCAAGTATTAGCAGAGTATGCAATACCACTAGATGTTTTTGTTTGAGTTCCACCAGATCTAGTAACAATACTAATATTAGCTTCTCCCATTAACCTTTCAAAGAATATACCATTGGTTGTAATATCAGTTCCATAATCATCTTTAAAACCTATTCTAATTGAGTGAAATAAAGTTGCTGGTGTTTTTATTATATAATATACTGTGTTTACATCAAGAAATTTACATATATCAGCTGTTACTGTTGCACCTAAGGCTAAAGCATATGGGCCAGTGCTATAATTAGGGAATCTAAATCCCATGATTCCAGGATGATCTACCTCAGATTCAACAAAAAAAATAGGAAGAGAAAATGAATTTAATACTGTAGTATTACCATATGGGTATAGATAAAGAGAAAGTGTTCCAGCAGCATCACCATTGGGTTGTCTAATATAATTATCGACAATAATTACTGGTTGATCTGGATCACTTGGATCTATACCTCCACCGCCACCACCTACTGGATTATTTTCTAAATCTTGAATTCTAGCTTCCCAAGAGGTTATATTGGTTACATCTAGTTGTTGGTTTAGAAGAATAGTAGTTGAATCAGTCTGAGTAGATACATTACCTAAGGTATTACCAATAGTAGCTAGATTTTGAGTTGTCTGTTCAACAAAAGTATTAAGGTTAACTATAGTATTACTGTCAGTAGCACTTGTTGTACCTTGTAATTTTCGATCTTCACGGCGTGCGTGGGCTGATTGTTTACGGTCTGTCATTTGCACTTCCTATTTTTTGGACATGGTGTTTTAGCACCCCCAGGCCCAGCCCATAGATTCTTACAAGCCCAGTATTTAGCACTTAGTTTATTATCCGCAGAGTCGCAGTTATGCCGTGCTTTGAAAGATTTGCGAGCTTCCGCACTATAGTTGTTACCATAACCTGTAGCTCCAAAGTGAATGATTTTTTCTTGTCCATTAGCACATGCTTTAACCATCTTCTTCTTTCCAGGAGAAGTTGATTTCTTTGGTTGATTACACGGCATAGATTCTTTATTTGTTGTTTTAGCCATTAGGCATACCTCCTTGACCCATTAGTTGCATAGCTTGTTGTGCCATTTCAGGTGGGATATTTTGACCACCTGTCTCTTGTAGATCTGCTTGAGCAGCACCACTCATAGCATTAGCAGAACCTTGTGCAAACATCTTTTGCATTTCCATCTGCTGTTGTTGTTGAGCTAGTTTCTGCTTTTCTTCTGCAATTTCTTCTGCACTACGTACCCAATTGTTTGCATCAAATCCCATAGATGTAATTAAGGCTCTAGCATATGCTTCCCATTTAAAACTAGAAGCAGCTTCTGGAGGAAGATTGCGAACCATTTCACCCATCTGTAGTAACTTAGTAATATCAGATTCTCTAGATAGAGATTGTAGACCAGTTAAGATTTCAATATTAAGAATACCATTATTCTCATCAAATTGTTCTTTCATTCTTTGATCAACTTCATTATTTTCAATCATTAAATAGATTGTTCTACGAACAATTGGAATCATAAAGTCTCTAGCAATAGACGAGAATGTACCACCTAAGATTGTTTCTAATTCATTACCTACGGCTCTAACAGCAGTAGCAGTAACTCTGTCACCTGTAGGCATGGCTGAGGTCTGTAGTAAGAACCCTTGACCTACCTCTTTACGCATAGCATCTACAGCCGCAGCACACGCTTGCAACTGAGGATTAATAGTGTCTCCTGGGGTAATGACAAAGATATCTTGTTTTCTTGCACCAACCCATTGTCCGTTCTGTGCTACAGAAAGATCATCAATTTCAGAGATACCAGCTGGATCTACACCCATAAAGAATGTAGAGGCTGCTGCCATGCCTTGAATCATAGCACGACTATATGATTCTAAGGTTCTAATATCAGAATAGATATCTTCTACATGGCTTCGACCATAGTCTTCACCAGCAACACTAGCCCAACGAAGGATAATATAAGGAAGAACAGTATAGTATCCCGTATCAATGATCGTTCCGTCAAGTTCTTTTTCAACTTGCCACGATAGATCAGGGCTTTGCGAGACTCGGATATATACCGTCTTATAACCAGTTTGTTTTTCTTCACCCGAAAGGAAGTCATACGCACTTGCAGCCTCCTCGTTACTAGGAGAAATGTATTCAAGATAAATAAATTCTTTAATAGAACCATTTACATCTCGACGAACGACAAATTGATCTAATCGAATAACACGGAAAGAAAAATCATTTTCCATTACAATTAATACATCGCCAATAACAACTAAATGTTGAATAGCTAAGTAAGATATCTCTCGTAGGTTATTAGAAATAAGTTTTTTATATACTTGAAAAGATAGTTTACTTAAGTACTCACCCACTTCGGCTTCTGGTTCTCTACCATTACGAAGACCAAATGTAAAAAAGGGAGTATCATTTAATGGAATTAACACACTAAGAATTTTACTAGCAAGAGATGTAACACCCCTCGATTGTACAGATGAATAAGTCTGAACAAGATTATCCTCTCCAGATAGAGATTGATATGGTAATAGAGTCGGTACAGTTAATGCAGAACAAGCTCGGGACTTGTTTAATTTTGATTCGCGTTTTGCATTTAGAGTAAACCATCTATCCTTAATAGTCTTTTCAGCTTTCATATTCTCTCCTTATATTGGACGACTAATACTTTCATATCCTGGTCGTTCGATTGTTGGCATTGCTAGGTTAAAACCACCACCAAAGTCATTAGACTCTGACTTTGATTGACCAGTCATTTCACTAACAAGTGCTGTTTCTTGTTGTTGTTGTTTCTTATATCTCTCTTCTTTAGCGGCTGCTGCTGTTTGCCTATTTAGATATTCTAAATTACGTTGACGATCAGACTCAGCACGAAAGCGAGATTCAGCGTCAATCTGGTATTGTTGTTGCATAGCCATTTGTCTACCCATCATTTCTTCTTGTTGACGCATTTGTCCAGCAACATCAATGTTTCCGCCACCACCACCACCTTTATATTTCTTTATTTCAGGTAATTGTTTTAGTTCAGACATCATTAAAAAATTAGGCATAACCGTTTCTCCTTTCCTGTTGTTCAAATAAAGTACGTAATTTTGAGATAACTTCTAATTGACCAGCTTTAAATCCCCTCTCGTAATCCTTTAATTTTAAGTCGCTTGGTTGCAGGGATATCGCTTTCTCCAGATACTGAATCAGGTCCTTGTTTATGTTCAACTGTTCTTTCATTTGATCTCTCTAGTAATAAACCATTTATGTAACTAAGACACAACGAAAGGTCAGGGTCCCTAATGGACCCTGCCTTCCACTTCTTTAATAAAATTTCAAGCTTGTTCATTTGTTTTTACCATTATATTAAGGTGAAAGTCCTTTTTATTAGGATTTATTTTATTTTCTACTAGTTGTTCTTGGAGATTATCCAAGAAAATGTGCACCATTTTCATGTTATTGAAACCAACATCCAATTGACAATTGGTTAGTTTCGCTAATTTAATAGTTTCGGCTAACGCCATGTCCATATCATACTCTGTTTCAACATACATCTGAGACATAGTGTACTCCTTAACTTACCTCACAACCACCTGCTGTACAAGCAAGGGCGCGAGCATTTGTGGTGCCATCCTCTAACTCATATTGTGAGAGAAGACTAAAATCAACGCTGGTTGGCATAGTACTCTGCATTTTATCATACTGTTCTTCAGTAATCATTTCAAAGGGTGCTTGCTGATATACATGGTTATCCCTCGGTAAGAAAGAAATACCAGAAATTGCTTCCCAGTGTTTCCATACCCAATCCCCAATAGCTAGGAAATCAGAGTCACTATAGTTAACAGTAATGCTTGGCTTGTGATCACAGTACCAAAGTTGATATGCTAACCACAAATTAAGATGACCAAGAGCATTGATCTGAGACTCTGTAACACCAAAGTCTGCCTTAATAGGGAAAGAGAATATTGTAGTTTGTTCTGCTTTTATTACACAATCTTCATTAGGAACTCCTGAATCAATCATAAATCTTGCCATTGGTGAGTTCTTAGCCATGCGTATACGTCGGATATAGAACTTACTAAACCTTGGATGTAATCCAGAAGCAGTACCAGCAACACAGCTAGTAGTACCTTCAGGTTTAATACAGGTAATAGATACGGAGGGATTAATTCCAATATAATTAGCCCATTCTTCATTAGTTTTATGGGAAACAAATTTTAAGACTCCTAGTAATTTCTGTAGTTCTTCTGGACCATCACCACCATTGGTTAGGTTATTGTCAAAGATACCAGTCATACTAACGCCAAGTAATCTTTCTTCTTCACAATTATTTTTGAAAGAGGAATTATTATTGGACTCAAAATACGAGAAGTTGGTAAGCGCACTCTGTAACGTTCCCAGAATAGTCGCCAACCTAATCTTATTAATGAGTTGGGGGGCCTGGTCTTCAGGCCGTACAGCAATCGTGGACAGATTACAGAATTGATTTGGTCGTAGGATGATTTCAGAACAGGGATTAGTCCCAAATTCGTACTCTTCCTTTCTACCAGCACGCTTTGCAATAAGACGCATTGCTTCTCTATTACAAATCCCACGTTCACCTGATCGTGAGTTGTATAGAGATGACCATTCCCGCATAAAGGAACCCATGTCTGGCTTTGTTTCGTACACAACAGAGTTGTTTGCAAGAGCACGATGTCCATTCCTTTCCCACCAAGGTCCACTTTTGGCATGAGCCATTTCATAATCAGATAAATCAGATAGACTGATTAAGGCAGAGCGTCTAACTCCACCAGAAACAATAGAATCTGCAATTTGACATACAAGGTCATGTACTTCTAATGGCTTAAGCTTACGTCCACGGGCCGCATTAAAGATGTTAGCCGTGAACTTGATTAATCTAATAAAGGGTTCTGGACCAGATGCTCGACCACCAAAGGTCTTTAGCCTAGCCCCAGCTGGGCGAATATTTGAACAATCAATCTCGTAATGTTTACCTGCATATAAAGCATTAACAAACTCAACATAAGCATCAGCCCATCCTTCTCGGGAATCAGCTACTTTATAAATTAAACCCTTAGTAAAAGATTCAGGAATAAGAGGAAGGTTATTAACATTCTTCTTTTCAACTGAAAACCCAACACCTGTGCCACACGCCAGTGCATACAGGATATTACCTAGGTCTTGAGTAGTATTAATGGCAATATAACAACAATTATAAGCTGCTACATCATCTTTGTCAAGGGCAGGACCTGCCGTCATTAAGGTTCTCATAGAACCAAAGACTTCTCGGTCTTTCATCATTTTACGAGCAAGGTCAATATCTCCCATTTTTTCAGCAGGAAGCTTAGTTTTAAGATCTAAACGATTAATAAGGTAATCAAAGTAACGATCTACGGCTTCCTCCCATGTCTCTCTACGGCTTTGTTCTGGTAACCAACGGCAATACTTATCTACTGCGACAAAATCTTCAAATACTTTGCTCATAAATTTCTCCCTTATCTAGGTCTAAAATGTTTCTAACTCCGTGGTTATTTGGACACCAAAGGTTAATACTATTTGTTTGTAGATTATAATCACCCTCTTGTAGGATACGGACGCACCTAGCTTGCGACAAAGCAAACTCTTTACGAATCATATCTAAAGGACGTTTATTCTCAGGGCGTTTAGCCCAGTCTTCTTCCTGATACATTTCAAGAATAGTTTGATCCCATAACTCAATAGGTGTGTTCTGTAGGATCTTCTTAGCCTTTACAGGACCCACCTTCCAAAGACCCCAAATGTTATCAGTCGTGTCTCCAGTCATCCATTGCTGGTAAAAGTAACTATTAGCATCATCTTTAGTTACCTCTATTGGGGCATCTTCCTTATCAGGATTCCAATGCCATCCTGGAACCTGACGTAGATCTTTATCAACTGTAACCCCAATTGCCTTACCAGAGGATACCAACATACCAATTAGGTCATCAGCCTCTAGACGATCTACACAACGAGGTAGGGAGAAGCTACGATAGATTTCCTCTAAGACGTAAGGCATAGAGTCAGGGGTTTTAAAGTCCTCCCGATGACGCTTGTACTCAGGCCAGAAGATCTTACGATAGTTCTTTGACCTAGGGCAAGACATAGCAATGTAAACATTCTCACACCCAACAGGTGTCCAGTTCTTGATGTCCTGTGCAATACGCTGGGGGATATCTTCAACACCCTCAGCGTCAGCCCAGAACGCAGCCCTATAGGCAATGATATCTCCATCAAGAATTACTTCATTTGGTTTCTTCAATGTATTCCTCTAGTTCTAAGTAGCCTTCTTCCAGCCACTCTTTAAGATTATTACTAACTTCTTCTTCTAGTTCCTTAAGAGAATAACCATTATCAATGACAACATCAAACAAATGTTCATACTCTGAATTGATTTGATCTAATGAGTTTTCAATTTTAGTAGCAAGTAATTCACTTTCGTGTTTACGCCACTCAGCATCATTCTCTTCTAACTTTCGTAAAGAAGAATCAAGAAAGATTTGAGTAGCAGCTAGGTCCCTACCAAGAGCAAGTTCGTTCATGTATCGAACATCATCCTGAATAATAACAAACTCCCAGAATCTTTTGTCTTCAATTTTATTATTAATTTCTTGAAGCATAAATTCTTGGATCTTATCATAAGTACGGGTAACCCAGTAATCTTCTTCTTGTTTTCGTTTCTCAGCACCAAGTAGCTGACAAAACTCTCTATACTTTGAAGAGTCTTGTTCTTTAGTAATTCCTTGTTGACCCGCAAGATCTTTTATAGCTTGAGCAAAGGGAAGAATAACTGGAATGTATCCAAGATTAAATGAATACTTTGCAATTAGATTAGCAAGAGTAGTCTTTCCTACTCTCCCCTTTCCACTAATTTGTACAATTCTCATGTGAAATTTCCTTCCAATGTCTAATGATGTAACCTAAACCTATCTCACCATTGTTGTATAAAACAACAAACTGATGATCTGGGTTGTTTGCTATAAAGTCGTTTATCTGGCGCATAAAAGAAACTGCTTCACTCATCACTGTTACCCCACAGATAGTTAAACATACCGTAGATACTGAGGGCAAGGAAAAACAAAGAACCAATTAAAATAACCTTATTAAGCATTAATGTTTACCTCGGTTAACTCCCTTAGGTACAACCCTAAGATTCTTAGCTGAATTGTTTTGTGGATTACCATCTTTGTGATCAATATCTTTTCCATCACCTTTACTAACTCGCTTTGCTTTAGTAGCTGCTCTACGATTTTTATTTCGTTTAGCTCGGTTCTTTTTTTCTTCATCAGAAGATTGAAATTTACTATACTCGTCTTTGTAATCTCTAGCCATTAGTGTGTCTCCGACCAATTAGTTCCTACTTTATATTCTGCTTCTATCTTACAAGAACACTTCAGGAGTTCTCCAGCAGTGGTTGCAGATTCGCAGAGGATCTTACCAATTTTATTAGCTACATCAGGGTGGCATTCGAGTTGTAGTTCATCATGTACTGATGCAACCCAATTAAACTTTTCTTGACCAACTTCTAAACGAAGTCGTTGATCAGCTACACAAGCCCATGCCTTGGCAATGTGTGCTCCAGAAGATTGTAATAGAGTATTAAGAGCAGCGTGTTCTTTACGAACAAAGACAGGTCGCCAATTGAAAGGCTTTACATAACCTTTATCAAGAGTATCAAATCGACAATTCTCAATTAACTTCTTAAGCCCAGGGATATTACTTAGTAGTTTGTTCTTTGTTTGCTTTGCTTTGTAAGTGGAGCATCCAATAGTCTTACCAAACTTTTCATCTCCACCACCATAAAGGAAGCAGTAGATAGCAGTCTTAGCTGTGGTTCTAGAGTCTAGGTCCATAGCTTTTTGATTGTGTGTGTGAATGTCTCCATCACAAACTTCCTTAGCATAAGCACCACCATCAAACGGGTAAAGATAATGGGCTAACATTCGTAGCTCTAGACCCTTAAGATCAGAACCAACAAGTGACCATTTATCTTTAGGAATAAATAACTTACGCGCTCGGTCATCTGAATGAACCTGTTGGATATTTGGTTCCTTACTTGACATACGACCAGTTACTGCACCTAGGGTATTAATGAACCCATGAATACGACCATCACGCGATATCTTAGAACGACCAATCCAGTCCGATACTTGACTAATTAATTTAACAAGATCAAAGTAACGACATAGATGTTGTGCTTCTTCAAAGCTTAGGTTAGATAGAACTTCATGGTCCACCTTGGGGTTTCCCTTGTCGGTGATTGGTCCTTGCCATCCATACTTCTCAAAGAGTCGTTCGGCAATCTGTTGTCTAGAACCTGGGTTAAAGACTTCGATCTTATCTTTGAGTCTCTTGCCTGTTTTCTCAGAATGTCTAACAATGATTTTGGTTGGGAAGATTTTGTGGAATTGGTCTTCAATTGTTGATTTCTCAATGAGTAGTTCCATTTCAAGATTTTCAGCAAGCTTTAGATCAAATCCAAAACCAGCTTCGACTTGTCGTTTGATCATATCAGCAACGACATGTTCCATACGAATAGCACGATTATATGTTACTAAGTAATCTAACTTGGAAAAGTGACTCCAAAGTTTATCAGTAATAATTGAATCTTGTAGACAGTAGATTCCCATCTCAGCTGTGTAGTTATCCCAACCACCCTTATAATCACCCTTAACCGAGTTAAGATAGATACCCCATGCCATTAGAGAATGGGATTGACTTTCTGTTGGTGGGGCATCACCATAGATAAGCCGAGATAGAATCAAGGTATCCATGATTTGTTCTGGTTTCTTATCTAGAGAACCAAACAATCTTTCAATCAATGGGATATCAAATCCATAGATGTTATGGCCAATAATTAAATCAGCCTCTCGTAACATCTGAACTCCATCTTTCATGTTATCTTGTTCAAAAAGAAAGATCTCTTTGGTTTCAATATTCATGACAGACATACACCAGATCTTTGTAGCCTCTGGAAGATATGAATCTTTCTTTCCAGAGATAACTTCATGAAGCCCATTAGCTTCAACATCAAACACCAATTTTATCGTAGCGATAAAGCACCTCTCCTTCGGGGGTAATAACAAATGGCACATCCATAAGCTTGGCTGTCTGGTCATTGTAGAACAATGCGGTTGCAATTCCTCTACGACCACCCTTGCGGTTCTTAAGCACACGGATGTTTGTTGTATTGGCTGTTGTTAGATCAGGATGTTGTGCATTGCGTTCTAGAGCAAAGACATTATCTGAGATCTGAGCAAGAGATCCTGAGCCACGAAGGTCATTAAGGTTGATACGATCACCCTCATCAACATTCTTTTCTGTCTTCTTAATGTGAGCTACAACATGTAGAGTAATCTTAGTACGTTCTACAAGTTCTCGTAGTTTCTTCATTACAGAATCAAGAACTAATCTTTCATCGTTTCCAAAATCAGAACCGCTAGATAAGAGCATATTACCGAGCAAAGTAATATGATCAAGGAAGATGACTTTACAATCAAGACCAACAGCCATATACTCAAGACGATTGATGATATTAGAAATGTTAGTGTTGCCAATGTGATCATAAAGATACAAAGGTTTCTTTGCAATTTCTGCTTTAGCGTTGTTATATTCTTCATCAGTTAAATTATCCTCGACCATATCTACAACAGATTTATTAGTTGTTCTTCGTAGGTCATTGAGTTGTCGTTGTGACATAATTTTACGAACAGGTTTACCTACAATAAGAGAGATAAGATCATCTACTGTTTGCTCTGGTGATTCTTCTAAGAACACAGCACCAACTGTGCGGCCTTGGTTAAGATGATCTACAACCAATTCACGAATAATGGTAGACTTACCATGACCAGTAGCTGAAGTCCATAGATTTAATCTACCAGAGTCTTGACCAATCATAAATGTAGTTAGTGAATCCCAAGGATACTCGTATACATTTAAATGTTGATCTGTTTGAGATACTACTTGACTAATGTGTAAGATAGAATCTGGAGAGTATGTCCGAGCATTCCAGTATGCTTGTAGTAACTGAGCTGCCTCAGCGTTTACAAGCATCTCATTAGGGTCCTTACGAGGCAAGGACATAATCTTTACCTTGCCTGGAGGTAAGATCTCTGCTACATCAGCCGCTGCTTTTTGACCTGCTTCATCCATGTCAAAGCAAAGAACAATAGTCTCAAAGGAGGCTAAGTACTCATAGTTTTCTTTGACACATTTAACTGCTGATCCTACGCCGCTAGGGATAGAGACAACTGGATATTTATTATCAAACAATTGAGCCATAGTTAGGCAATCAATTGCTCCTTCTGTAATGAGAATCCTTTTGCCACCACTAGAGAAAAGATCTTGACCGTAGAACTTGAGTCCTGATGTGTCCCCAATCCACGCAAACTTCTTCCCGTCATATCGAATGTGTTGAGCTTGTAGTACACCATTCGCACCGTAGAAATTTTCAATCTCAGCTCCGTTTGCTGTTGTTGCGTACCCATATTGACGAGCAGTCTTCTCGTTAATTCGTCGATGTGGTAAAGCCTGAATCTCACCAGTACGAAACTTTTCTGTAATATAAACGGGTGTTTCATCTACTACTGATTCCATTGGTTTGGTTCCTTTAATGTAAAATTCACATGCATAACAATAACTGTGACCGTCATCATACATTGCTAGGTTGTTACCTGATGTATCGTTTCCCTGTGCTGCACATTTGGGACAGCGTTTACGAGATACTACTTTTGATTCCGTTTCCATATCACTCCGTTTGAAAGATTGTTAGTGGAATAAATTTATCCACAATTCCGTCCTGTTTCATAAAATGATTACAAATTATGGCAGTCCGTTTGAAATACTCTTCTTTAGTTAAGCCTGACTTAACTAAGTTATAACCAACTCTACAATAATCAGGTCTAGTTTCGTAGATATTACATTGATTATTTTCTAAATGGATACATGATCCATCTTTAGAAACCCACTCCCGTGGAAAGATATCAACTAAGTGTGCTCTACGACAACAAGATCCGCATGATGTACAAGGAAAATTCATAATGGTTCCTGTGGGGGTCGAACCCACGACCAACCGATTAAAAGTCGGTTGCTCTACCAACTGAGCTAAGAAACCGAATAGCTTCGGGGGGACTTGAACCCCCACGCCTTGCGGCTACGGATTTTAAGTCCGCTGCGTATGCCGATTCCGCCACGAAGCCAAAATGGTCCCCGTTAGGGGACGCTAGTTATTTGTAATGTGACTTGAAATAATTATTCCAATAGTCTGCTTCTTCTATTTCTGTCATGGTTTCTCCTCCCACAGTCCAAGCGTCCGCAGGAACGCCTCCGCTCGTTGAGCGGCAGTTAGGTGCGCTCTGTCAGTAGTCCAGTTTCCGACAATGCGATGCCAAGTTTCCCATTGGTTGCTATTCAGCGTCTCTTCCGCTCTGTACATAGCGTTGAGATCGTTGAGATAATCTGGGACATCGCAATGCACAATTTTATGCGGCACACATGCGTAACCCCATTGCATTGTTCCACACGCTGTAGCAATTGCAATCTTTTGTGCTTCTGGACTCATGGTGATTCCTCCTTGTAGCAGTCCCAACCGCGCCACAAAGCACAATCATTCTCGTTGCCAATTAGATTATTGTTTTCGTCTATGTGTCCACCAATTAGCCGACACACTTCACGCCGCGCCTCGTCGCGCTCTTTGAGCAACTGTTCGGTATCTCCTAACAGTTGGCGAATCTTTGCGTTCGCCTCGCTTGCATCTGTTCGCCGCTCCCACAGTTCCTCAATCAATTGTTGATCAACTTGAGCCTCGTCACGCTGCTCACGAAGTCGTTTAATCTCAGCGCGTTGTTCATTAATAGTTGCTTCCATTTCATCTATAGAATTGTATATAATTTTAAATGTTTCATTGACTTTATTAAGCATTCTTAATCAGCTCCATATTGTGCTGTTGAACAAATTTTACAATCTCCGTGGTGGCTATCTACATAATCCCAACAACCACAAAGACCACATTGACGCATACCATGATCAATCATATACTGTTCTTCAACTGTTAATTGATTATTCATCTTTACCTTTTCCCCAACCTAAGCTATATGGTTGGCTATTGCGCGCGTCTGTCAATGTTTGGATGGCTTTATCCAAAAGTTTAATATGGGCAATACATTTACGGTGAATTTCTTTGGCTGTGTAGCCAGAGTGGTAGTCACTATGTACCGAAGTGTCGATTGCATTTTCAAGTAATAAAAGTAATTCATTTGAGTTCACGCTCAATCTCCTTTAGCTTAGCCTTTAACTCATTTAACTTCTTTGTATTTTCTACAATTTGTTCTTTAATGCTATACTTAGTAACAAGTGTAGTCAATGGACTAAAAAACTTAACATCACTTTGTAGTTGTGAGATTTCATCTTGAAGAGAATAGACATCAGCTTCACTGAACTCATCTCGAATTTCAAAGTCATGACATTGAAGTTCCATTTTCTCTACTCTGTGTACTAACATATGAGTAAAGTCTGAAAAACTCCTATCTAGAGTTTGAACATGTCTACATAGGGCATCACAACGATTAGTTAGATCATTGCATTTTTGATTAATACATAACATCTTCTTGTACATTGAGTACCACAACCAAGTGTTAAGAATAGTAATTATAGTAATAGCGATAAGAGAATAGATTGTTGGGTGCATAGGTGTGTTCCTTAAATTAAATACATCCTCAGCTGGAATCGAACCAGCAACCTACAGCTTAGAAGGCTGTTGCTCTATCCAGTTGAGCTATGAGGATTTGTGATTAAATGTTTGTGTAATTCTTTTCGATAATGTTTGCAATTTGCTTGAAAGACTTAGGCTCAAGATACACAGCTTTGTATCCATCATTCATGGTACTAAGGCTTCTGTCTTCATGGAATCCATGAATACTACCTGCTCCCCATCCTGGACGAAGCATATCAAATCCTGCCCACTTAGCAACTTCGTTTGGAAGTAGTCCAGTTTCTTCATTAATGTACCAAGCAGGAGTACCCTCACTATTTATATCAGGGGAATAGCCATAGGTTTCTTCATAGTTACCCATGTGAACAAACCCCTCAATGTTATTACCCTTCTTTTGTCGCTTACGTTCATTGATATACAGTTGAGTAAGTACACCAAGGCAGCAGTAACTAAGGTTACCCTTATCATCTACTTGACATAGGTCTTCTTTGCACTGCTTGTAGTTGCCAGAACGAAGAGCCTTAACCCACTTCTTCATAATCATTTTCTTCATTAAAGTCGATCCTTAATATTTGAAATTACATCTTCAACCAATCCATCAAGAAGATCATCCTTAAGATCGCTGAATTCAAAGCTACCCATGTGATCATTGATATCAAATTCATGACGGAAATAATCATCAAGAGAGTTGTTGATTGTTGTCTTAAAAAACTTACTTGCTAGCAAAGCATCAACAAGTGCTTCCATTAGTTGGGGGGTAAGGTTAACAGGGATATTTACAATAGTTGTGTCTTGAGTTACATTACTCATGTGTGTGTCATCTTCTAGGTCCATGTGACCTCACAGTCTTTTGCGATAAAAACAGGGGAGAACGTCTCCCCATAAAGTAGAAGGGGTGGGACTCGAACCCACATGTACGCGATTATAAGTCACGGCCTTCCTCCAGTTCAGGCACCCTTCCATAGAAAGCTACTTGGAGGAATCGAACCTCCATTATACCACATATAGTTAACACGTCTGCGAACATGCTAGGTATAATTGACACCAGTCAATAGCTTAACCTTAATACTCCAACTGAACAAGTCCATCGGGTACTGAATAATAAATTTCATCAAACGCTTGTATACACCAAGGTAGGCATAAAGCGCAAGGCTTGGAAAGTTTCATATCTCCCTTTGGACCAAACCTAAAGTTAATCAAAAGCAAATCATTCCGATCCCATCTTGGAATTTGGATGAGGGCATCGAGTTCACTGTGGAGTTCACAGCTCCGATAGCCATATTTCATGGCTAACGGATGGGTTTTCCTCTTGTTAGTTCCAATACCATGTAACTTACCTCCTTGTAGAATTAAAGATACATGATTGTGGCTACGGTGTTGATTGATGTTTTGAAATTCCTTATATGCGATATCACGATACTTAGCGATGTCCAACTTTGATTTCCTCTAATGATACAATAAAGTATCCAGCTTCACCAGGTTCTGCCCATTCTTTTGAAATGAACAAAGCCCAGATTTGTGAATCATCTACCCACAATTTACCATTCAACGAATCTAAAATACCTTTGCTGTAGTTATCTACATCAGCTCTAGGATATTCTAACTTAGTTGACTTTGGTCTTGTAACATAGCATCTAATATCAACTGCAAGTTTATTGCTCAATGGAGCGAAGTTTCGCCCAAGGACTTGGTTAATAACCATAGCCGCTGCTGAACGAAACTTCTTATAAGGTCCCGTAAAATACGCGCCGAATTTACTGATCCTTGGTCGGGATGCAGCTACTGGGTTTATTGGGAACTTATACTCCATCATGCATTACTCCTTAGAAGGGGATATCACTATTACTGATAGGAGTATTACTTACATCAGTAAACTCAGACCCAGTACTAATATAGTTACGTTCAATTAGTTGAATTGATTCCATATAGAATGAAACAGAATCATCACGACTAATCAAAGCAGGGGTTACCTTAACCCTAACCACATCAGTACCAAAGGGAATCGTCTCTGATGGTTTAGTATCAGGTCCGATCACAGGGAATACCTTAACACCTTCCTTAGCCTTAAGAACATTCTTAAACTTAATTGTCTTAAGTCCATCTTGATCCTTAAAGCCATTGATTTTCTTGCCACCTAGTTCTTTAACAGATGATTGAATCTGCTTATGCAGTTCAGGTGTAAGCTCAACAGTTACGGAATGATTTGGGTTTCCGAACTTATCATCTGGTGCCATCAAGTGTGACCACTTGACAACTACATTACCTGTCACAAAAGATTTTGCGTATTTAGACTTGTTGTTCGCTACTGGCATTAGTTACTTCTCCTTCTACTTTGGGTAGGATATTTGAAATGTTTGTACGGATATTAAAACTGATTGCATCTAGCTGCCGATATAGGTCAGATAGATAAGCCACAACTGCTTCCGTAGGTACAGCTGGTACTTGTTTCTCTTGGTTGTCACTCATTACATGATCTCCAAATAGGGTTGAACGCCGTCGATTACTATACCACAACTAAGGACGGCTCTCTTAAGATGTGGTTTTGAATATGCGAAGGCCGCGTGTCTTTGATCAACACCGCAGCCTACATTCATACCAAAATACATGGTTGTCGGGCCTTTAATCCAATTGATAGAAGCTAGACTATGATGATGTCCGCATACTACTGATTGAAGTCTTGCCTTGGAAGCATTGAAAGCAGGATACTGACCACCCCAACCATCACCATGAGTATAAAACACACCACTATAGTCATGATTATAATCCCACTTCCAATTAGGAGTGCTATAAATATCTGAATAAGTCTTAATATAAATTTCAGGAATGCCATTCTTTATTGCTTTCTTATGTACTCTGGCATCATGATTACCAATGCATACAGATGCATATTTAAATGCATCGTACCATCTACGGACACGACTTACTGCTTGTTGAAACTCATCTAATGCTCCTGGCAATGAAGGATTCTTATCGTGTGCTGAGATTGATTCGTGATCAATAATGTCACCAATGAATACAGTATTGTTTGTTTTATATTTTTTCTGCATGTCCTTACAGAATTTAAAATAGTCTTCATGGTCTGCTGGACAATGCAAGTCACCAATTACTAATGTTTTCATTATCTACCCCATCTACGCTTTGCGTCTTCCTTCCATTGTACAGCTAGTGGTGGCAAAGGATCTCCATTAATCTGTTCAATAGGTTCGTATACATTAAAAGTACCTTGTAAATGCATTTGTTGGTAGATATTTAAATGATCTACAGCGGTCCCCGTAGGGGACGATTTGTCATATGTTTGGTTCATGACTCTTACTCCTAGCCTCTCGGCGTTGTAGTTGTCTTCGTTTCTTATCCTGTTCTCTTTTATACTTCTCTGGATTAAACTCACGGATATCTTTCTTACGTATATTTTTCTGCTCTGCCATTACACTTCCTCAATTTTAATAATCATTCTCTTTGGTATTTTATTTACTTGAGCAGTCTCACATGGTCCAATGGTAGCAGTTAAAGAGATTTGTTCATCATCATTATGTAGAACAAACCCTACTGTTAACATCATTGGTAATGGTTCTTTAGCGGAAGTCTTAGCTTCTTCCTTACCTAACCACTCAGCTCCTCCAACAGTCATAGCGTCTACCCAAGTTACCTTGACTAGACGAGGAATACTAGCTGGATAAGATACATTCTTAAGCGAAGAAGTATTCTGATTCAACGACTTCTTGGAGGTCAAAACCTTCTTCTTGGGTGGGGACTTCGGGGAGATAGATTCCATATCTTTTTTCAATTTCTTTTTTGAGGTTTTCAAGTTGATTCTCCTTATGAATCTTGATGAATTCTTCTCGCAATAGCTTATGCATGACAGGAATGTCAGGTGCATATGTTCCATAAGAATCATGGACAAATGAAAAGGCACTCATACCTGTATCTAACATCCTAGAAATTGTCATAAACATATGAGCAGCATCTAGCGAATGGATATAGTTTGGAGAAATTGCAAGATATTGTGCTTTACCATTAAGGTCTTCCGTAACAGTGCTGAAAACAAGTTGCTGACGATTAAACAACTCAGCATAACTGACTCGTTCAAGTATTTGATTATAAACATGATGTACCTCAAAGCCACTAGGTGTAGTCCATACAAAAGGTTTGTTTAAAGAGTTAAGAATAGTAGCTACTTCTCGTAGCCAAACTTTGCCTAGGTTAGGCGATTGCATTGTCTCACCTAGGCCAACTTGGATAGCGCGAGCTAGTTCTACTACAGCTCCACCTCTTTGTTCTTTACTTACCCAATCTACATGACCCTCTTGCTTGACATATTTCTGCATACCATAGAATGTAAGACCATAAGCATCACACATAGTAGAACGCTTAGTTACACTACGAGGAAGTCTATTATCCCAATACTCTAGAAATGCAGGATACCATCTATTAGTTGGATTCTCTTTCATAAACTCAGTAGCAGCATCAGCTACATACTGATAGAGATCTTGTGGCTTTTCTGTTTTAATAAGATTAGTTAGGATACCAAGTTTCTTATTACGCATAATAGCAGCCCAATGTTGACCACCATTATTTGCACCATCCATTTGAACAGGGAGTTGTGTTAGTCCATCTGTCCTGCATACCTCAAAGATAGCAGCCAATCTTTGAAATGATTTATTCTTCTTCTTACTTGGATCAATCCATTCTTTATTAGCATATGGATCATCAGCAATACGGAGGAAGAGATCCATATTATCTTTAACCCATTTAACACGGTGGTCAAATGGTTTCTTGTCTTGATCAAATAGATTTGCTACATGGACATACAACCAATACAAACCTTCTTTAGTTTGTTTACGTGGCATTCCAAAGTGAACAAGTCCTCGATCAAAGTCAATACCTTGAGGAGATAGAAGTTCACATACCGAATAGGTACGTCCTCTAAAGTCAAGGGTGTATGGCATATAAAAGAAGTTCCATTGAATCATCTTTCTTGCCAACTCTAATCTAACGATCATTCTAGATCGTGATTGTTCTTCCTTATACCACTCGCCCCATGCTTCATTAGATTCTTGCATCCACTTAGCTTTCTCTTCTTTGGTCCCATCAATGGGATACTCCCTAGAGAAAGCATAGTCTCTGAATGTGTATGCAGGAATGTTAGCAGCCTTATAATCATTCTCAAACATAGTCTTCATGACTTGGTAGACTTGAGTGTTAACTGACCACTCTGTTTCCATTAAAGCATTAAGACCTTTAAGAACCATAGGGGATGGTCTTGAGTCCCACTCCTTTGGATCTGCTCCAACAGGATGATATCTCTTGATCATCTTCTTACGCACCCAGGGGCTGAGAAACCCACCATCTTCTTTAGTTGTATGTGGGATGGGTGGTGAGATCATTGGCCTGTAAACAAGGCAAGCTGTCTCTAGTAGCTCATGTCTCTTTTGGATTTCACATAAGATCCAAGGAGAGAAAGATACTAGTAATGACTTTTTATTTTTACCATTCCAATGAATCCTACTAGTGAGGATATCACTAGAGAGGGCAACTCTAAGCATGTTGTGACCAAAGTCTTCTTTCTCCTTAGGCCTTAGCTTAGGGATCTTAGCAACTTTAGATGTAAATGCTTTGCACCGCTTAACAGTCCAGTTCTTAATGAACTTAGATTGCTTACGCCAATCTTCAGAGAATCGTTTCTTTGCTTGTTGATAAGCAACAATAGATACAACATCCTCAGAGATAAGCTTTGCTACTTGTTGAGCAACAGGAGCATTAGCTGGGATACCCATTGTATCATCAAAACTTTGGATTGTATTTCTTGTTAGAAACAATCTCATCATTGATCGAAGAGTAATATCTGCCATCTTAGCTGCACCAATACTAAGTAAAGGTGCTAGCCAATCAGGTGACTTACGATTACTACAACATTCATCAATCCATTTTTGGTAATAAGGAGTGAGATGTATTACAGCTGATTCAAGTAGCAGTTGTTCTGGCTTACCTTCATCAGGTGACCTACCATACTCTTTCCAATATTTTTCAACACCATTTTCAAGCAACTCTTCCTCGTAGATCTTTTGCATTGTTGTTCTACGAGACTTTTCTTCCACACTTAATTTATGCCAAGATTCTAGCATTGTTCTCCTTTGTGTCACAATGGTCCCCGAAGGGGACGATAATTTTTTGAGTGTAGCATAGCTACAAGCGTGGTTACTGAGGAGTTACAAAAGTATTAGTAAGCGCATTCCAACTAATGGGAAACAAAGGCTTAATAATTGTACTAATTACATCTGCATAGTCTCTAATTTCTGCTTGAGCGTGAGAGTTAGATCGTTGTTTATAAAACCTTGCATAAGCAGCAAGACTACCAGTCCAATACCATTCGGTATAAGTACCTTGAGGTAGAACAAATCTTGCTTGTTCTGGGGCTACGCCAAGCTTAATAAGATCATCATAGGCTGACTTAGCAGCTTTAACTGCATAATCATAGAAATATACAGCACGATTTGAATCATTATTATCTAGGTTGTCACCAGCACCCTGCTTCATAGATCCTGTAGGTCTAGATGACCACTCAGGATAGAAGAATTCTGGTTCTTCATCAACATAACGACGAGACAATTCATTTTCTACAAATCCTACCTTATGCTTAAAGAATTGTGTACGAATAGAGATAGGTGCCTTAATATGTAAACAAATCTGAGGATGTGCAAAGGGAGTCCAGTGATCATGCTTTGCCAAGTAATGAATAAGATGTTTATCTTTATCATTTAATTTATACGTAACATCAAGCAATCCATTATTGTCTACAAGGGATGCATCTTCATCCCACTTACTAATTTTATTAAATGAAACCCTAGCTGCATTAACAATAGTTAAATCAGAACCAAGAGTCTCAATTAAAGTTACAAATCCTTTAGTGCCTACTTTTATCATTAAATTCTTTCATGTATTCTAGGAGTTTATCTGGGGTAGATGTTATTATATCACACCCAAACATAAATTGTAAGGTTTGACTGCATTTGTGTATACAATCATTATGTTTTTTTGGAAATTTAAAAAGAGTTAGGGGAGAGAGATATCTAACTATATAATCTATAGTACGCATGTTAGGTAGATTATTTGTGAACTCTCGTATCTCCTGCCAAGTCTTAGTAGTTTCACCAAGATCTATAGATGTTCTACAATGTGGAAGTTTAACATCTACATTTAGTTCTGTCCACCTAGGTAAAGGTAAATCATCATAGAAATGTATGACAATATCATCAACTTGTATCGCACAGTGGTTCCATGTTGAGAAGACTCGTTGATACATGGTTGACAAAGGATCTATTACATTCTGTAATCGATAAACAATTAGGTGAATCTTCAAGGACAGTACACTTCCTTTCCTCATATGTATCTATAACATTGAGTTGATCATATAAAATTATACGAACAGTAACATCAATAATTTTTTTCATAGTAAAATAAAAAAGGGTAACCTAGGAATTACTTCCTAGGTTACCCTATAATTAGATAGCAGTCAGAGCATAGTTCATAGTACGAACCTTCTCCTTGGCACCAGTGCCAAAGAGCGTATCATTGAACCTGTTTTCATTCTTCTTTACACCACGATAGATTTGGTTGTGATCCAACCATGAAGTAACTGCATTAGCTGCAGTCCACATGTTAGCACCACTCAACTTAACCTCGGAGTCAAATGTATTACTCCACGTAGTCATTGTTGACATTGCGGATTTGTTATTGTCCAAATGTTCCTCTGTAGTAGGATTTTCATGGATATCTCCAAACAAATTTACATAGAGATTAGTCCAGAAGCTTTGGACAAGCTCGGTATTAACTTCCTTACGAGCAAGTAGTTCTACTTGATTCTGGAAAGTAACAGTACGATCCTTCCAATTCTGAATTGATTGGAACATAGACTCAAGACGATCTTGCATGTTACCAGTATGTCGGATACTGATAATCATATTAGTCTTGCTACCATTCTGTAGTGCCATGTTCAGAGTATTCTGACAGATCACTCGATAAGAAGTAGGCAACGAACTAAGGGGCCATTGTCCATCATGTCCATTAGTGAACAAGGTATAAGGGATGTTGGTATCGTGCTTAGGACCAACATCAAATGGATTTCCACGCATCTGAATAAAGACTCGGCGACCGTTATCAAGGATACCAGCAGTCTCAATCTTTACATCAGATCCCTGAAGACGCTCACACATATAGGCAAGCTCGCTGTTTTGAACAACCTGATAATCAGGTCCAACGATACCAAGGATTTGATTTGTATCATCCCTAGTAGTAGCAAAGAACTTACTCGTAGAGAATAGTTCATTGCTATTCTTTCCTTCAGAAATATCTGAGACATAAATAGGACGCTTACTTACGCTCCAATTCATCTCAGCTAGACTGGTTGCCTTTTCGAGAGAAAGACCCTCGACTGTAGCACCAACAAAATTAAACACACTAGACATACTTAATCCTTTCAAGGAAAGTGTTGAATGGATACCACTCTTTATGGTAAAGTACCCATCCATCTTCAGAGAAATCAGCTATGATTCCTCGCTCAAACAACTCATTAATTCGACCAGCGGTCGAGGCATCCGTATTGAGGATCAGTCTCGACTTCAGACGGTTGATTTCCATATTCATCTCGTTCCTCATCATCTTGATGGACTACTCGTCCACCATCCGTGTTATAAGAGAACAACCAATTAAACTCATCATCAGGAAGGGTAAACATTTACATTACCAATGTGTGGGATTTGATTAGAAATAGAAAGAATCTTTTGTAAATGATTTACAAGAGAATAAATTTCTTCAATGGTAAGCCAAGCAGCATTACCATCAACAACAACCTCATATGTACACTTATAGTTATGCTTATCTTCACTGCGATAAGAACTATTAAAGTTAACGCTAAGGGTTGGATTAATCTTAGCGTGATAGCCACTGAATGCGACTAAAGATTTTGATTCAGACATAGATTATCCGTATTTTGTGTACCTTCACTCGAAGATAGGAGTAAGTTCAATAAACTCTTGCATGTCTTCGCCACCCCAACACTCAGTAATTGTTTCATTAATTACTTCATTGAGTTGCTCAACAACACGGGTAAGAGGATGATTCTCTTGCCATACAACCTTGACATTGATACACTCAAGACCAACAAGAACATCCTTGTAGTTATCCAATGTAACCTCATCAAAGTTCATACCAATCTCAGCCAACATCTTCTTATTGGTGCTCTCGGGACCATTCTGGTCTACCCACATAGCAGCAGCAATCAAAGGAATCTTCTTAGCGTTAGCTACAGTTTGGATCTTCTCTACACGCTGTTGAACCTTCTTATTAACAATAGACATATCAACTGTATACATGTTACCACCATCCTGCAATAGAGCCATTTTCTTCACTAACTACACGGAACCATTCCGTTAGTTGTTTTGTTTCTTCTTTAGTAATACCCCAATTATCACCACGATACTGCCTAAAGTCAGCATTCTTTAGTGAGATATACATATCTTGGACAACTTCTGAATCAATTAAACGATCATAAAGGGAAACCCCAGTTGCCCATTCTACATAGTCATTGTAACGTTTGCCTCGAAATGAGGCACCCATTCCACTAAACATCCCACCACACAGGTTGTTATCGGGGAACAATGTGTCAGGTATGGAGTTATCCCCATCCTGAGTATAATTAGGATGTTTACTAGAGTATACAGCATAAGTATCAAGACCCATAATTATTCTCCTATAGACAATTACGAAGAAGATACTTAAGTACTTCTTCACGAACAAGTTCTTCACTGTAGCCAACACCAAAGATCATATCAAATTTAGTGATAAGGTCTTCAACTGAATGGAATCCAAACTCTTCAACATCTTTAAAAAGAGATTGAATCATAGGCTCGAAAGCACTAAGGGGAATCTCATTATTAACATCAGGCCACATTTCTCGGTATTCTTCAATCAAACCAAGTTGAAAATCACAAAGAGCACAGGTCCCGTAGTGAACAGATACAATAGAGTAAGTATTACTCTTACTTAAGACATAATAGATTACACCTTGGTAACCATTGCTGTCTTCAAATCTTATAAGAACCTTAGCATCTAACCTTTTAGCAACTTCTTCAACAATTTCGTGTGACATATATCCCTCTTAGGTTAATACTTAGGTGATATAATACTATAATAATAATACTATATAACCTAAGTATCTTAGGTTATTCTTAGGTGATAAACCTAAGGTTAAACCCTAGCTATATACTAGGGTATTCGGAAAAAAGGGGTACTTAGGTTTCCCTAAGTACCCCCTGATTAGAAGGGGAGATTCGTGCCCATAGGGACACAGATAATCTCAGTAATCATGGACTCTTCTTCAACCTTTGGACTTGGTCGGCTCGTCTTTCCCTTAAGCCTTGGGGCTTTAGGGTGCGTAGCTGCCGAATTATCCCAAAGGGATACCTTGTGCTCCTTACCATCAATAGTAACAATACCATTGAACTTAGGGCTGTTGGGATTCTCACTGTTGACTTCCCAAAGCGCAATACGGATACCTGAATCAGTCATTTAAATATATCTCCAATAAAGTAATACCTAGTACGCCTAGGTGTATTGTAATCTGTAAATAGTTTAAACACATATTCAGGTGTGAAAGTTATACATACCTTAGGTGATATGCTAGGATAGTCTTATCATACCCTAAATCCAAAGCCTTTTTTTGACATGCTTAGGTCTACACAGTATAATGTCCCACTATTTATATACCGCCTATGGGCTAGGTTGCTTGCGGTAAACTCCTATACAAAGGTGCCCCTTTGTGTAGGAAGATCCGAGTTTATTGATCCCAGCAATTGTGTGACTCGGCAAACTTAACAATTGCTGTTTAGTCTAGATAACAATACTTCTAAAATTGAATGGATGTCAACAGAAGAGTTGAGGTATGATTCAATTATTGTTACCCTCGCTGGGTACCCCCCATCGTAAAATGGAAGGGGGCGCACTAGACTTAAACCCTATTTATACTCATCTAGTTGAGTCGCGGTATACGCAATTTACCTATGTACCGTAATGGTATAGTATTTTTATACCGCCCTATTATAGGTTTTTGGCGGACATTGTGGTACCAAACTCTGGCACAGCCAGTAGTTAACAAAGTAAGCAGTTTAGGCACATTGCTTAGGTGAATACCAAGAAACTTATGACTACCGTTCTTGGACAGCGTAAGCAGTTTAAACACATGCTTAGGTGAATACTTATAGTAAGCTACACTATAAGCTACATCATTAAGAGCACTACTTAGCCTCCAGATTGGCTACCTAGTTGATGTTTGCACCAAGATTTATGTATAGGCTCTTGATAGACCTGAAAGATGATCTATAGGTTTCCCTATAGACCACCACGGTCCCCTTAGGGGACGATACTCATGGCGAGATGAGTTGACGATCCAACGCTTCCCGCAGGATAGCCTTGACCGTCTCTGGCTTGTTAGCTCGACCTTCTTGAACCATCTTGATCAAATTCATGATTTGACGGTCATTCAGGTTCTTGTAATTCCCAGGCCAATTTGACTCACCTTTGAGAGTGATGAGAATTTGGCCAGTCCGAAGCATTGTAGCAACGGGATCAACAGGAAAAACAGCTGCGATGGGATCAACGGAGATGTCAGGCGTATTGGGATCAGACATGTTGTCTCCTAATTCAGATATATCTATAGATAGTTTACGCTCTGATCTATATTATATCTGGGCTTGAGTACTACTCAATTTCCACCACGGTCCCCGAAGGGGACGATAAATAAGTATAATATGGGAAATTAGCAGGGCATTCCACAGTTATACGCATTTTTTATAGATAGCTGCTGGATATACCTTGTAGAATGGCAGGAAATGGCCCTAGGATGACCGCTACGGCATTCTATAAGCTGGGTAGGGGTATGGTATGGGTATGGTATGGGTATGGTATGGGTATGGTATGGTACTGACCTGGGTATAATGATATGCCTATAGTCTATAACTACTCCATAGTCTATGGTTACAAATAGTCTAGAGTATATAATAACTCATATTACCTAGAACAAATAGGGAGAGGCCCCCTTGGTTGCCCAAGGGGGGTTGCTCCGTACTTGTTTTACTTGTCTCTCAGACCGTGAGATCGACAAAGTTGCCGATGTGCGTCTCACGACCCAGAGACATCATGCCCATGCGGAACGAGATCAGGAACGAATCCTGCCAGTTCATTGCGTGTGGCACGCGAAACGTAGTGTTCCACTCTGGAACACTGTTGTGCGTCAGTTCAATCACCACCTCATCACCCTCCTTACCACACGCAACGGTGTAGTAAGACGGAGAGAATGTCCAGTCTGGGTTGCGCTCCGTGATCATGACCCAATCAGATACTCCCTTGATTGTGGTGTGCGCTTCGCCAGACGGAAGGAACGTGGTAACCGCAAACTTGCCGAAGTGTTTCTTTGACGGGAGGAAAGTCCCGACAACCTTGCCTTCGGAGTTGCGGATGACCTGACGCGAACCAACGTTGATGTCACTCATGTGACATGCTCCTAATAGCCTGTTTTTAAGACAAACAGGTATCTTCTACAGAGAACTCCTGTAGACGAGGTGGGCAAAATGCCCAAGGCACTCCCTAAGGTTTCCCCTAGGGAGTGCGAGGTTGTGATGGCGATCAAGGTTAGAGGTTGAGCCACCTCTTGTTGTTGGCGATGCTCCAGTGAACGAGTTCCTGCTGAGACTTGTTCAGGGCCGTTGGCGGCTCCTGACCATTGTCCTTCAGGAACTTGTCCACACTCGGGACGTAATTCTCCACGAAGCGGTGGAGGACTGGCCTCACCACCTTGTGGAAACCCACCCCCTGCCGTACTGGCACGATGAGTGCGTCATGCACTGCCATGTGTCCGACGTATCGCCCCCAGTACCGCATCTGGTCCTTGCGGATAGCGAAGTGAGAATCGTTGCGAATCCACGCATCGGCTTGGTGTGTCATCCTAACAACCAAACTGTAGAGGTCTGCCGTGTCAATCATGCTGCCGATTGACACTTCAAACCCCCGTGGAAAGTCCTTCCAGCAACCTGGTCCGTTATAACGCAAACGAACCACCTTTCCCCCTGCTTCCACTTCCCACTTGTGGTGGCAATAACGCCACCCAGCAATGTTGGTGAACTCTGGCTTGCAGCCCGTGCTTGCCATCTGGGCCATTCCTGCCTTCTCTACCTTCAAACAATACCCCTTGAGGTGCTTGTAAGCACCCCAGAAGGAATTGTAGTAAGAGGAAGACAGGTCGTGGAAAGCTGAATACGCACTCATCCAACCCAAAGATTGGATGATTTCGATCCAGTCTGGGTTGAAGAGGTTTGGCTGCTGCTTGAGAACAGCATCCAAAAATGCCTCTTGCGGCATTCCCAGTCCGTTGAGCCACATCCCAGGAGCCTTCTTGGCATCCTTCCAGAAGAGGCCAGCCACCGCACCCTTCGGACCTTGACCGTATGTGGTCTGAGTCACGAAAGGCTTGGCAACATCCTTGGACTTGAGGCGATCTTCCCACTGCTTGAGAGCAGCAGGAACAACAACCAAGCTTGCCACAGTGTTGCGGCAATCACGGTTATCGACACCGAACATATTGGTGTCGGCCATCATGTTTCGGTCGCGCGAGAGAAGCCCAAGCATCAACGGACCACTGGTACGAAAGTCGTACTCAAGATGGGCACCAGAGTACCCCTGAGTAACGACTTCGTTGTAGAAGACCGCCATACGAAGCGTGTGCCACGGATTCTTGAACGCCCACTTGTCGAGGAGGATGTCCTCCCACCGATCCAGCACTTCACGGAAGTTCTCAAACTTCACGCCGCTGGACTCGTAGACCAGGGGTTCAATGAACTCCTTCACGAAGATGGGGTTATAATCCACTGAGTCGTAAAACTCAATGAGATTTCGGACCATTTGGTTACCTGTGTAACTCAAAAGACCCTCCCCATACTCGCGTCCAACGCTGTCAAAGAAGGGTGCAACGTAAAAGAATGGTTGTCCACCCTTGTCTGCGTTGCGCACAAACATCGTTGCCAAATTAACGGCAGGATCTTGTCCGATCTTCTTGACGACCTCTGGAACCAATGCCGCCTTCTGAATGATCGCCAACATAGGGCGATTAATCGTCAGGCGAACACTGGCGCGAGTCTCCTGCTCTTCTGCGTATCGCGGAGGCAACTCAAGATTCATCTTGCTGCTGCCCCAGTTGTGCCGCATTGTTCTCGGAGACAAACAGATTCGGTTGTCCTTCGTCATTTTAGACGAAGTATTCCGAATCCACTTCTCGTCGCCGACTTGGATCACTTCCAAGTCACCCGCGTCCAGTGCAGGGACAACGATGTCCTCCCACACCACCTTGATCGCCATCTCAAAGGATGGCTGGTTAGACAGTTCGCCAGACTTGACAAGCAAGTCATGGACAAACTTACTAACCTTTTCGCTGGTCGGAAGACCAGCAAGAGAAACGGGCATTGAACTCTCCTTGTGGCTATGCCACTGTTATGAGTAGGCCCTCAATAGGGCACCCCCAATGCCTTAGGGGTTTGCTGCTACGACGCAGCCCTTCGCTTCCTAGGTTTCCCTAGGGAGCTTGGGTAGCTTCTTAGCTACGAGAGATTGTCTTAACGTTCTCCCATTCTGTTGTAACTTCTACAACAATATGGGTTTGAGGATAAAGGCCAGCATCAATGTTGGCCTCTTTCAAATTGGTATGGATAACAAGATCCACACCAAACACGTTGTCCACAACAATATACCTTGTTGTGGTTTTCTTAGGCTGATCCATTTGGATCTCCTTGAAATATCCTATGTAGTGCATAGGTACACATGTGCTGTTAAGATACAGCCCTTCGCTCCCTAGGTTTCCCTAGGGAGCTTGGGTAGCCTCTTAGCTACTTACTTCATAAAGCGGAAACGAATCATGTCTGACTTGATCTCATCTGCAATGCAAATAAGAAAGTACACACCCATGATCGGAAGACCAACACACAGCCCAACCAACATCCACTCCGCTGGGTGAGTTGCCTCACACATCACGTACTTCCCAATGACAAAGGTCAAGTACGAAAGAACGCATGTTCCTCCTACCAGGATAACCCACCAGACGATGATATTCATCATCAGCTTCTTCTTCGTCTTGCTCATACTGTCTAGTCCTTTCAGACTATAAAATCCTATGTAACGCATAGGTACGTTTGTTAGCAACAGCTAACATCCCCGCCCCCTTGCCGTAGCAAAGGGGCGGAGTGTTATCTCTTGTATGCACCTGCCTTCCTGGCTTCTTCAGCCCAGCGGCTGAAGATAGAGGCGAGACTACATAAGACTCCAATAAGGAGTCCACCGATGATACAGATAAGCCAAGTCATGGCATATCTCCTGTATCCTATGTAACGCATAGGTACGTTTGTTAGCGACAGCTAACATCCTCATGCTCTCTTACGAAAGCATGAGGGATTGGCTGTCAACCATAGATCTTTACGATCCATGCTGACACACAAAGTATACTGCCAATGAAGGCAATATAGTTCTTGTGTGCCACCATGAACGTATTGATCAGCAAGAAAATTTTCATACCTGACCTTTCGTTGGTGGGGGTACGGGGGGTAAAGCTATTTTAGCTAAAGCTACCGACCCCCACGAAAATTTCTGACCCCTAAGTCGATTTACTTAGGTTATTAATGAATCGGGTGGTGTTAGTGGATTAGTACTAGCAGACGAAATCTTTGGTGCTTGTAATCCTTGAATTGGACCCTTAGGTTTAGTATTAGGTTTGATACCTGGAGATACTTTACTACGTTTCTTGAGATTTGGGTTTTCTCCTATTAGTACCCTTGTAGCTCCAATTCTAACAACCATTTCACCAAAAATTGGAAGTACTCTAGATCCAGTATTTATAGCAGCATTCTGCATATCATATGTTTCTTTTTCATTTATATTCCCACCAGCAATTAAACCAAGAATAATCATAGTTATAGGATCTTTAATTAAAGTTTCAGCAGCTTGCTGTGGAACAATACTTAAATCAGTTTGATCAATCCCTGTTTTAATTGATTTTTTTAGTGCTTGAAATCTATTTTTCCTAGCATAAGCATTGTTAATAGATAAATAATTCTGATAGCCAGTAGTCAAAGCTCCAAAAATTAAGTTACCAGTAAGACCAAAAATTGGATTTCTTCCAAGAATTAATCTAGTAGCAGCTAATGGATTCTTCTTAAATAAAAACTCATCTGAGAATGGATACAGAGCTGCTAGGGGTATAGCACCAAGAGCAACTAATAAAAGAGCATTATATAGTAAATCTAAGATTGTAGTGCTAATAAGCATAGCAGCAAACGTACCTGTGTCTACCTTATTAGCCAATCTCATTACTTTTTGAGAAAAGAATAAATTAGGGTATTGTCTATAAAATGACATTAAGAATCGTAATCCACCACTATGTGTATTACTATCCCAAGGATTATTCTCAACTAATACAATATTTCTAAAGTTTTTTGTAGCTTCATACATACTAGCTACAGCACGATAAGCTGTATTTCTATCAAACCCTAATTTATGAGTGAGTAGTATGTTCCATTTTTGGGTTTCATTCCATTCGTTTGCAGCAATAAAATCTAAAGTACCATTATTTATTTTCTTACTCTTTACGTTATTTAACATATACTGATAAGCTTCTAAAATTTTTGGTTCAAAGATACCAGCTTGTTTTAATTCAAATACCATATGGGGTAGAATACCAATAATATTGTATTTATTTAAAGCTGCCTTTAATTCATCCATATTATTTAACGTCTCTTTGCCTAACATATCCCTGATCTTAAACAAATTTCCATTATTAAGGTGATCAATTATAATGTTTTGCGCTTGATTTGTCATTCCTTCAGCAATTCCATTAAATATAGAATTGTTAACTCTTGACATCATTGCCTTATATCTTTCCCATCTAGACGCACCATCAGCTACATAGTTTGTTTGTTGAGTTGCAACTTCTCTAGCGTTTCTTGTAGAGTGTTCTAAACCACGCATCATATTTACAGCTACTCCTCTTGGGTTGTATGTACTTCCTCCAAAGAGTGCTTTAGGTAAGTTTCCAAAGACACTACCAAATAAATCTGTAAAGAATGTTACTGGATTACCTCCATAACGAGTTGTAATTAACGCACCAAGAGCACCTTCCATAACTAAAGATGCCGTATTCAAGTTAGAACCATAGGCTAATCTAGTAACATCAGGTCCCCACTTAAGGAAGAAATTAGTGTAAAGATCGTCCTCATCGTTTAATCCCCTAGCACTCATTCCTTGCTCAATCTGAAGTTTTTGCTCAATTACCTTTAGAGAATCTAAAAGTTCTGTTCTTTCTTTTGGTTCAAAGTTATCACTTATTTGTTTAAATAAAGAAATAAGATCGTATATATCATAACCAGTTATTCCAGTAATATCTTGAATAGCAATACGAGAAGCAGCTCTAAAACCCTTGGAACGTTCTACATCAGCAAGTACACTATCTAGTCTATTCTGTAAGAATTTACTGATATCTTCGTTTTGTCTCATATGCGCACCAGTAATAATTTCATTTGTCCTAAGGTAATCTGGTTGTTCTCCCATTTCAGACCAAAATAAACCAGCCATGATATCTGCTATTTTAGTTTGTTTCTGTCCTGTTAATAACATTGTAGATTTTTTAGTAACACTAGAAACACCATCTGGAAGGAATTGATTTCCATTAGGTACAAATAAAGGACCAGCTGTTCTTATTTCATCATTTGAATTTATAGTTATGTTTATTTCATCTGCCCATTCTCCAAGATACTTCAACGATATAGTACTAAAGGTGTTAGATTTAGCTATTTTATTGATACCATCATTTACATGACTAATATGTTTATAGGTACTAATTAAACTATAGAATTTTAAAGCAGATTCATGCCAAATTTTATGCATTGTTGGAGAACCATTAATTAAAAAAGAACCATCACTTATTGATTGATTTAATTTTCTATATGCTTCAGCCTCAGTTAAATTATCTCTATTAGCTAGTTGTCTTACAGCAATTTCTGAAATCATCCTAAACGTAGCTGGATTTGAATTTTGAACTCGTTTCATTTCCGTAATAAATTCTGGATCAATTGAATCTGTTTTATCATCATAACCATAATATCTATTAATTTTAGGTCCTAAACCACTTGCATAAAACAAAGCACCGTTTATTGAACCTGTTTCTACATTTTCTATAATTTGTTTAGCAGTTGCATCTATTAGATCTTGTCTATTTTTTTCAAACCCTAATTGTTTATTGGGATCTGAACTAATTTGCCTAGATCCAAATAATGATTTATCTAATTGAACTGGAATTTCTTCAAAAAGTTTTGCAAGTTTTCCGTAAATAAAGAATCTAAGTTGTCTAGAATTTTTTAAAGTGGTTTTACCTACTTTTTTAGCTTGATCTATTTTCTCAGCTGAGATACCTGGTGGATCTACTGGACCCATTCCTGTTGCAACTTCTTGTGCATATTTTAATAAAGTTTTAAACTCATCATCTGTAGTTTCAATTCTTAATTGACCAACTTCATAAGAAACTCTGTCAATCCATTGTTGAGAATAAGCTCTGTTTTCTCGAATACTACGAGCACCAGTTTGTTGTTGATATTGATTCTCAGTATTATTAAATGTTTCACCAATAATGTGCATTAAAGAAGCTACTACAATATTCTGGCTTTGATGTGTTTTACTTGCTTGAGTTAAATCCCATGTTCCTAATAAATATCTACTAACTAAAAACATCTCAGTAGCTTTTTTACCAAACATTTTTTCCGATTGTTCTCGGGCTAATCCACCAACAGTTCCTAAATTTCTAGCTAATTTTCCACCCCGTTTAATAGACTCAAGAATTATAGTATTAGCCAATTCTAATTTTTCTGGAGTTTTTAAATCATCAAGTGTACTTAGAAATTTACCTGAACTAGACCTTACATGCGGAAGAGCTAATGAAGTTCCTTGTCTAGATTCTCGTGTGCTTCTAAGTTTTTTATATGTTACAATATCTAAATTCTTTAATGGAGAAACGCTATATTTATTTGTTAAAATTTTATATTCTGCCTGCTCAATTACAGTCAAAGAAGAAATGCCAGAAACATTTACTTTGTTTTGTAAGCTAGATAGTTTATCTACTTCTCCTTCTCTACTAGATAATGGCGTATCAAAACTACTTATCATCCCTAGTTTTTGATTTGCATTTGTAACGTGAATTGTTCTTTCTACAGAAGAAGTAAATCCAAACATACTCTCTGTTATATCTAAAATACTAGATAATACACCTTCGTCTACTTCAGCTAAACCAGTTGTAATACTAAGAACTTCATCTCGCATCCTATAAAATGAAGATTTATAAGCATTACTTGCAAATAAAGCTGCCGTACTCCTGGATTGTATTGCTTGCATTACAGCTGGATTATTAAATACTTTTTCTAATAAAATCCACGATCCCCATTGAGCAAGAAATTCTTCTACGTTTTCAGTATAGTATTTTACATCTTGATCAAACCCTTCATATTTACTATTATTATTCATAATAAGTAACATAGTAGGAATACTGTCTCTTCCCTTTTTAGATCTAAATAAAGACTCTACTTTTCTCCATTCAGGACTGTTATCGGCAATAAAAGCTAAACGAGCAATATGGGAAATCTCATGTGCAAATACCCTTGTCTGATCAATTCTACCCATATTTTTTAATAACTTTGTATTAAGTTTTATTATAAATCTATCATCTTCTTTAACAGCTTCTGCAGATCTAGAAGTACTTAAGTCATCACATTCAATAGATAAGAATTTTGCTAAGTTTGGATTATGTTTTAAAATTTTACCAATTAAGAGGCGATAAAATATTTCAGTTTCTCCGTCAATAACCCCATCTTTCACTAATTTTGATAATTGAGAATTAATGTGACTTCCACTAGGGAATACCCTAGCAAATTCATCTGGATCAGATGCTATATTAACTAGATCACTGCTTGGAATAGTTAAATATGTTTCTGCGTTACCAACAGAACGATTAGTAATTGCGTATGCTTCAATAACTGCTTGTGCTGCTATTTCATAGTCCTTACTTGGAATATCAAATTCTTCCATAAAATTAATAATATCATTTTGACTTCTATATCCACTAGTTACATTTAAAACATCAGGATCATATAACAGCATTTGTCTATGTTTTACAGCTTGTGCTAAATATGGATTTTTACCTTTAAATGGAGAGAAATTAATTCTATCTATAATTTCAGTAATTTCATTAGCGTTTTTCATAAGGCTTTCAAACTCTGAATTAGTGAGTTCTGATCCAAAATGCTCATTTACAAGCATTCGTAATTGAGGATCTGTTAGTTCTTTTCCACTTACGTTATTTCTAAGAAAAGTTATAAAGGAAATTTGTAAAAAAAGTTTTTCATGTTCTACTTTGGTTGTTAATTTCCTTAATGTCTCAGCTTCATCTTGTAAAAGTGGATATTGTTTTGCTCTTTCATAAGCAATTCTCATATCCAATGACATAGCATTTTTAAATGGGGTTAATCCAGTTATTTCATCTTCTGAGGTAAAGTATGCTTCAGCGTCATATAAATTTAATTCAACACCTAATTCATCCCTCATTCTTTCAGTTCTTAATTTCTGTAGTTTACCTTCTTCAAGAGCCTCTAAAAGTTCGGTTTCTTCGGCTATCTGCTCTAAATGTCTATCAAGATATTCTCCATATTGTTGTTGTCGTAATCTATCAACAATAGTTGTTTGCCCCAAGTATTTATCTACTTGTACAGCAGTCTCTAATCTACTAAAAAACTTAGCATTTTTTGCAGAATAAAGAATTGATTTAACAGCCTCTGGAGTTAAATAGGTTTTAACATCTCTTTCACCAAGTACTGTTCGATTAGCAGAAGGAAAACCTAGTCCTCTTCGTGGAACAACATATGCTCCCAAAGATGAAGCATGTAGTTTAGATCCTTGTAATCTAAGCATATTTTCGCCAGCTACAAACTCTAAAGTTACATGTAAACCAAGATTTTCTGCAACATCCATAATCAATTCATCATCTGTAAATATAGTTTGTGCAATCTGTACTTGAATATCCTTAGGTACAGCAGCAAGTAAAATATATTTTCCTGTTGGATCTTTTTCATATGAACTTAAAGTACCTTCACTAACTAATCTATCAGCATATTCAGTAGCTTTCTGTTGGACCCTTACATCTGCCCATATACTCTGAATAATAACTGAAACATCTTCACCCTGAATTACATTAGGCATAACAATAGTAGATCCACTTTTTAATATACTTGGAGTTTCTGTTGTTGATGTTGTTAACATTTCTACTGGAGACATTCCAAACTTAAGAGTACTAAGTTCTTCAATACCCATGTCAGCAAGTATGCCAAGAGTATCAATCCAGTGAAGATTATTACCAAATCCATCTTTAAATAGACTAGGATCAATTCCAATTGACTTAAGGAAATTTAAGAGATTTCTAGAAGAATTACTTGCATCTCTTTGGGCTTTTGTTATTCTAAATACTTGTTGAATAAAGTGTCTATGTAAGAATCTCATATCCCATTTAGAATCTTTACTTTCACCAAGAAGTAATGCAAACTTTTTCATTGCCTGTCTAACTTTATAAATTTGATACAAACGAGTATATTCTTTTGCTTTAACTAATTCTTGTAAACCGTGCTGCATACCAAAAGTATCTAATAAAAATCTCATTTTATTTAGTTTTTGATTAAATGTTGGTCTTTGTCCAAATATTTCTTGGGTTAAAGAAGAGTCTATTTCAGGAAAGTATACTCCTAGTTCTTCAGGGTCGTATTGAGTTGCTCTTGAGTTTTCCATATCCAGAATAGATTCAGGAGTTGTATTGTCTTCTTTTAGTTTTTGCACAGCAGATCTAAATCGACCTACTCCAAGATTTAATTGTTTTGTTCCTTGGTAAATAGAGTATAAACCATGAACTATTCTATCGTCAAAAGCATCATCAGCCAATCTTGGTCTAAACGCAGCCAATCCCTTGGCATCTGACATAGACATTACAGTTTCGTCATGGGGAGACGCAAAATCACCAGCTAAAATTCTAGTTCCAATTCTCTTATTAATTGGAGTTGAGTTACTAGCAATAGATAGTTCAATTTCTGCGTCTGTTAATGTTCTTTTTGTTGTTGGATCTTCTGTTTCATATAGTGTTTTTAGTTTTGCAACATCGTTCATACGACCCATGTAGTCATATTCACGTTCTTGTTTTGTTCTATTTTTCCATTGATTAAAGAAATTAGATCTACTTTCATTCTCTTGATTATAACCAATCATAGTTGGGGCATAATCAGTAGCAACCTGTAAAAGATAATGTTTTACTGCTAGTTTATCTATTTCTGCAATAGCTTCATTTCTTGGTTTACCAGTTAGTGGATTTCCTTCTAGACTCCAAGCACTATTTTTAATTGTCTCATCCCAGTTAATAGAATGATCATCGTTATAGACTGTTCGGTTTCCTTTGCTTAGTCTTGAGCCATGTAAGTTTGTTAAATAATTACCAACATATTGAGCGCGAGCACTACCACTACCAAAACCAACTGTAGTAAATACTACATTATTAGCATACATTAAATCACCTTCAGCAATATATCTACCAGTTCTAACTGATGCTTCTAATATATCTCTATCAGAAGAATTTAACTTAAGACCAGAATTCTGCATTTGATTAATTGCCATTAATGACATTTGTGTTTTAAAGGCTGATTCATTTCCTGCTAATGCAACATGAAAGTCTCTTTCTGATTGACTTCCGACTTCTACTCCTTTTTTACCAGACTTTCTAATAATTTCCATTCCGTTTTCAATTCTTTTATTCCATTTTTCAGTAAGTAATTTTACTCTATCTTTAATCCACTCTTCTCTTTCAAATCTAGTTGTTTCGTATCTAGCTGGTAATGTTAGTTCAGCAATCATACGAAGTCTAAGATTAATTCCTGCTCTAGCAGCATCTTCAGAAATATAATTATTCTTAAGATCCTTATCTAAATTCATTATATCAATCCATCTTTTTCTCATATCAAAAGTTAATCTTTTTGTTCCTTCTCCAAATAACTTAATTATTTCTCTAGACTTTTCTGTATCCATGCCAAGAATTGTATCTATTAATCGTCCAGTACCAATTGCTCCAGTTACAGTAAGTTTTGCAGCAATAAATTGAATGTCTTCATCATTTAATTCTGAAATAGGATCTCCAGGCATTTTCTTTTGTTTATCTCTTAATCCTTTAAGAACACCATTAAATCCTGCACTATAAAATACGGGAATAACGGCACCCTTAAAGAATTCTCTTGATTCATTGCTCCTATTTAAAGCATTATTTATTCTTTCAATTTGAGCTAATTCAGGATTTGTACTAGAGTCAGATCCACCTCTCATAATAGCAGCATTTGTTAATTCACCTAAAGCTTTAGCAAACTCATTTGCGGTTTCATTGTAGTAGTCTTTTAGATCACTACGACCTACATTTCCAGTCTTAATGTTATCAAGAATCTGTAATAAACCACCCTCTTGAACATGAGATTCATCAGGAAAATAAGCCCATTGAAGAGCCACAATATGGTGATGTCCACTTTGGACATCGTCCCAGTAAGAAGACCTAGAAAACCTAGATCCACCAGCTATACCATTTTGCAATGATTTATAAACTAATTGTTCCATAGCTTTAGGATCACTTGTTATTTCAGGATGACTCATGTACCAAGCTATTTGTGGATAAATGCCACTTAAAAGAGCAGCTCCTGTTGGCCCACCAGAAGATAATTCCGACATCTCCCAATAATTCTTTTCTTCTAGATGTCGTCTCTCTTCTGGTCTAGTATTGTGTGAATCATGTACCCAAGTAGCAACCATTTGAGGAAGATCTAATGCAACCTCTAGTGACATTTCTTTAACTTCTTCTAATGTAGGGATTCTATTATAAATATCTCTATTATTGGCAATCATTAGAATATTATAATTCTGAACTCTTCCTTGTTCTAATCTAGTTCTATCTAACTCCTTCATATAAGTTGCTAACTCATTTTTAGCAAAAGAAGCTCCATCATAGAATAACTTAACCTTTTCATCTTTACTTAAATCCTTATTAAGAATAATACTAATAGGATCATATCCCGTAAAAGATTCTATTCCTAAATCATACATAAAGAGTTTTACATCATTTACTGTTTTTATTAATCCCTCTCTAAAGAGTTTATGTAAACGAAGTCTATCCTTAATGTTGTTTTTAAATTCAACAATCTTGTTTGTACCTACCCATTTTTCAAACTCTCTAACATCATCATCTGTAATATCTTTATTTAAGATATAATGAAATCTCTCTCGTAAGGCAAAATCATTATAAGCTCGTTCTTGTTCGTACATACTAAGTGGAGCAAAGTAACTAACGTTTTGTCTTGTAATAGGTAAATATTCTCTTTTTTCTACTAAGTTTCTACTATCTTCTCCTGCAATCTCTTCTCCATCAATTTTTGCTACTTCTCGTATACGATCAATTTCTTCTACAGGAGTTTTAATATTTTGAGATAAAGTTAAACCTTCCTCAACATGACCAAGCATAATTTGTGAAAAACCACGACCCAGTTGAACTGCTGAAACATAGTCAAAAATACCATTACCAAAGTCTTGTATTTTTATGCTCTCTTTATTATTAAATTTTTGTGCAGAAAAACTAAATAAAGCCTTTGTAAAATCTATTAAGTTTTCTGTTTCACCTATTCCCCTAAACCCAACTAATTCAGCAAAGCGTGTAATAGTTTTTTCAGCTTTTCTATTATATGCACTTAGTGTATTAAATATTTCTTCAATAACTTGGTTTTCATAATCTGTACCATTATCACAGTATGTATATGATATATCTCCATTTTCTTCTCTAGCTGCGTTGGATAAGAATCTATTACCATTACTATTTCTAACTTGTTGTAGAATAGGTAAATAAGCTTCGTGATTAACTCTTGAAATAGACATTACCATATCAATATTCTCTAATGCATCTGTTTCAGAAGCATTAATTGCCGAAAATAAAGTATCAATATCTTTAGCATTGTTAGTACGCATTAAACCTAAAACCATATTAGTCATTACATTTCTAACTTTAGCTATATCGTATAAGGTATTATCATAAATGGTTTGTTGAGCATTTTCTCTTAGGTTATTAAAAGATTGAATATCATATAATACATTTACTCCAGTATATCTTTGGTTTCTTCCCATTTCTGGTTTTCCTGTATCGTACCAAATAGGAACTGTTTCGTGTATATGCAGTGTTTGTTCTTGTTTCCTAGAATTCATTACCTTAATATCTTTACCTTCATTCTTTGACATTTCTTGAAGAATACGAGCAGCTAAGATAGAATCACCTTGAATATATTCCTCAAACTTAGAGTAATCTCCACTTTTCCAAACACCATGTGCAGATTCTCCTGTAATACCAGTACCAGCTTTACTACCTACTTTAAAAGCTTTCGCTAAATTATCTAAAGATGGACCAAAGTTTCTACTAAATGACGTTTTATCTCCATTCCTAAACGCTAAAAGCATAGTATCAAGAGATCTCAGTGCAATAGACATTCCTAATTTAGTATTCTTAGAAACAGATACTAATTTCTGTACGTCTGAGTCTGATCCAAGAATATTATGTCCAGTTACTTTAAAACCTTCATTCTGATATCTATGTATTAATTGTAAAAATTCTTCTGCATCTTCCTTACTAAAATTTTTATCTTTTCCAGCGGTAGAATAAATTACCCTAGAGTTTACTGGAGTAGGTTCTCCATTAAGTAATTCTACTATTGAAATAGCAATAATATTGTTTGTTCCTTTTTCCCATTCAAGATCAAAAGCCAGAATTTTAGTAAAATCATCATGATATTCATTGCGCATTTCTGGCATAGCATTAATGTCAGAATCAGAATAACCTAAAGCAGTTAATTGTCCTCTTAACACAGCTCTACGACCTTCATTTGTTGTTTCACCTTCTGGAATATAAGGATTACTTAACTCAGAATCATCAGCTAATGCGCTATCAAATTTATGACTAAGGCTTTGTGCATTAGATCCTAACACTCCAACTAACATTCCACTTGAAATAACTCCTGAATTGTTTGCTAAAGAAGAGATATAACTTAATCGTTTTAAAGCTACATGTAAATCTTTAATAGCAGAAACCCTATCTTCTAGTTTTCGAGGATCATATTGTTTACCAACTTTTAACGTTATTCTTTCTGCGTTAGTCCTAGAAATAGGTAAAGGATCTGCTGGATCAACTTCACTAACTAATTTCTGATCTCCGCTTAATAAAGCGTTTCTAATCATATTTGCTTCAACATTTGTAATTGTAGAATCATATGAATTATTTCGTTTAATAGTTTTCCAAATGTCAACAATAGCCTTCATATCACTAAAGGTAATTTTCTCTTTTCTTTTTTTCATTGGCCTAAGAGATGAATCTAATCTTGGTTTTCCATCTGCATCTAAATCAATCTCATAAAAATAACTTTTAATTGATTTTGTTGTAGAGATATCGTCGCCAATTAAGTTTTCTAACTCTGGAAAAGAAAATTCTTTGTCAGTTGGATACTGCTCAATAACTTTCTCTACTAACTTAATATCGTCTTCAACTTTTAATTGTCGTTCTTTTAATTCTCTTAAACTAGTAACAACAAACTCTGGGTCCATTCCGCTTACAGTAACTAAAATTTTATTTAAGAATGAATTAGGAGCGTTATCCTGTAATCGCCTAAGTTCATGGGTTATTGTCTTTAATCTTTTTTCTAATTTTTTTCTATTTACTGCAAACTTTTTAGATGTGATTTCTTCTAGTTGTGTAACTAAGTTTTGTTTTTCTGCCTCTAATTTAGCTACTGGCTTAACCTTTTCTTCTTCGGATATTGTAGTATCTTTTATTATAGTTTTTTGTTCGTCTACTACAGCAAGTATTTTTTGACTTAATACAGTTCTTTTTTCAGCTGTCTCTCTATCACCTACATCTAAAATTGATCTAACAATTGCATATTCAGCTGTTAGTTTATCTGATTGTTTGTTTGTCTTTACAATAGCATTCCAATCAATCTTTAACTTAGATGACAAGTCGTTCATCTTTTGAAATCTAACTTTTAAGTCTCTAAGTTCTGCTGCTCTTTTCTTATCTCCGTTATTTTCAGCTCTTTGAATAGATTCATCAACTAAAGTTAAGATACTAATTGAAGTTTCTGGTGTTCGTTCTGATGCTAAATTAATAATTTCTTGAAGTCTTGATTGATTTAATCTACCTTCTTCACCATAACCAACCGAATTTTTTGCTTTATTTGTTAACTCTAATAAACGTTTAGCCTGTTCTGGAGAAAAGACATCAAACAATGGTTTATTAGAACTAACGAGTAAATCAGTCAAAGTTTCTAATTCTTTAAATTCAGTTTCTGAAATAAGAGTATCTTCTTTGCCAGAGGCTGCGATAATTTGAGCACGGCTAATATATCCCTTTTTGTAAGCAACTTTTAGTTTTCCCTTAATTTGGTCATCTGTAAATTTTCTAGTTCCATCGGGATTTAATTGTTCTGTTAGGTTTTTTATAAAATCAGAAATATCGCAACTCTTAGTACTCATAACTTATTTACCCTTTCTATAGCAAACTCGACCAAGTAAATCGGCTGCTTCTTCTGGTGTTAGTTCTACATCTGTTACACTATCTAAATCTTTATCAAAAGCGGTAACTAAATCTTTTGATATTTCTACTACAGATTTATCAGCAGCCTCAGGAGCTGCAGGAGCAGCCTTAGGAGCCGTAGCAGCCTCAGGAGCTGCAGGAGCAGCCTTAAGAGCCGCAGCAGCCTCAGGAGCTGCAGGAGCAGCCTCAGGAGCTGCAGGAGCAGCCTCAGGAGCCGTAGGAGCAGCCGCAGCAGCCTTTCTTTTTGCTAATTCGGTTTGAATTAGTTCAAGAGAATATCCTTCCACTTCTAAACCAATAGTAACCTCTTTTCCAGCTAAACCAAGTACAACAAATCGAACATCAAGCTGGTGACGTTCGTCTTCAGGAATTTTATCTAATTCTGTAAGTGCTTGTTCAAGTGATTTTGTAGATACTCTTGAGTCAATAACACCCCTTAATCCTTTATGTCCGTTAGTTCTAATATCAATATTAGATATGTGTTCAAATTTATCTTTAATAGCTATATGTGTTTGCGCTCGCTTATTAGCTTCATCTTGTGTCTCATCTTGTACAAGATGAAGTCCAAGCCAATCATTATCAGCAATTGATGAGGCAAGTTCTGCTGCTTTTTCAAGTTGCAGTTCAGATATTCCCATTTCATTGGCTTTTTCTTTAATTTTATCACTAACTTTAACACTTAGTGTTGGAGCCGCAGTAGCAACCTTAGGAGCCGCAGCAGCTTGATTTGCTTCCTCTAAAAGGGCTGTATATGTGTCTCCATCTATGGACGTTAAACCTTTTAGTTTAGCAAGATCGTATACTTTTCGAGCGTCCTGGCCTGACTGACCATTGGGTTTAATTCCTGCATCGATTAAAAATTCGTCAAAAGTCATACTCCCATCAAGAACTTTAGACAACCTCTTAGCTGTATCGTTTTTAAATTGTTTAGCTGCCCCAACACCTATATCCCCTAACTTTTTAAGGTCATCAGCTGCTTTTTCTGCGTTAGTCTTAGGAGCCGCAGGAGCAGCCTCAGGAGCCGCAGCAGCTTCTTCGCGAGCCGCAACAGCTTCTTCGCGAGCCGCAGCAGCTTCTTCGCGATCAGCATCAGCCGCATCAGCCGCATCAGATTTAATTTCATCCTCAGCATCTATATCAGCTTCAGGAGGAGGAGTCCCAGTACTAGTATCAACCTTCTTTGGAGATAGTTTAGATCTAAACATCCCAAGTAAAGGAAGACCTAAAAATGAAACTCCAACACCTCTGTTATTAGTTCCTAAAGCAGCTTCTGCTTCGTCTAATACATCATTTGTTAGGTCTATTTGTTCTTGACCAATACTTTTACCAAAGATATCACTAATTTCTGAGACAGAATCAGCACCCAGTTTAGTGACTAAACCTTGAGTTTGTGCTTGTATTTTATTACCTAAATCAATTAAATCTTGATCAGTAACCTGATAAAAATTAGATGTATGTGTGAATTCCCCACCACTATGTTGAGTTACAATAGTTTTTCCTTTTTTTGCTTGGTCAGATTCTAATAATGTTTCTAATAGTCTATTTGTTTGCGATGAAGAAGATCTAGAACTTGGGTCTATAGAATCCATAGCAGCTAAATAAAAAACCGCTTCTACATCATCTCTTGATAGAGTAGATACTCCAGTTTCTTCGTTAGTTGTATGGTCCATTAAAGCAGATAATCTTTGTGCCATATCAACACGAACACGAAACTCTTGTTTCTTGTCTCCTCCAGACATTATACTAATTGCTTCTGCTATAAAAGGATTTTCATTTCTATTGGCTTTTTCGCTTGAGACAGATAGTAAATCACCTAATCCAAGGTTATCTATTTTATCCATAAGAATATTTAATCTAGCTTGTGTTGATAGAGCACCCTTAAAGTCTTCAAAAGAAACTCCATCTGGTATACCCATAATAACCCTAGTAGCTAAATCTATATCTCTTGCTACACTAGGTTTTAATTCTGGTAAAGAACCTAATAAACCTACTTTACCTTTGTTTATTTGTCTATTAACGTATTTACCCATATTTGTAGTACTAACTCTTTCGCCTACTTTACCAATTAATCTAATTGGGCCACCAAGAACTAAACCACCAATACCCTCTTCTACAGCATTTTGAACTATTGCTGAAGCACTAAAGTGTTCTTGGAATCCATTTGACATAGCTTCATATTGTTGAACACCAGATTCTACTATACCTTGTGCTGCTTCTCCAATAAAAAGTGCTGTAGATTTTTGTACAGTTTTTTTAAATAATGAAGTACCAGCTTTAGCTTCCATAAAAATACCTCTAGTAGCTGGCATACTGTGCAGTATAGTTTCAGTTATATTGCTAGGAAGTATCTTTTGGGCTTTCCATAAATATCTATTTACTTGGGCTACTCTTGCACTAATAGATTCAAATCTTTCAAATGCGTTAGCAGTTTTTAATGCTTTTCTAATTAATGAAGAAGATTTTGCTAATCTCTTTGTTAATAAAGCAGTTCCACCTATTGCACCATAGGTGCCTCCAGTAAAAAAGGTTAACGCAGCTGTTACCCCTATTTCAGCTAATTGATCATTACTATTAAAAGAATTTACAACTAACGGTAAAGCTTGTGCCCCAAAAAAATACTCTAAACCACCTGCTTGTTTTTGGTACTCATTTATTGTAACTCCAAATGCATATTGATCTATAGCATCCGCAATAAAATATTTAAATTGTAGTGGAGTATTTGCTGCGTTTTCTACGTCTTCTGGTTTAAGTTGCATTTCATTAAATAATAAATTATGTAAACCAGGTTCTGCAATTTGTAATTCCTCTATTGCTCTTTTAGGGTCCCATGATTCTGGTTTTTCACTATCTGCTAAAATATCTAATACAGTATCTCCAGCATAAGCACTAAATGGTACTGATCCTTTTAAATTAATTAAAGAAGGAGAACCTCTAATCCAACTCTCTAATTTTTGATCTGTTTCAGCTGTGTCTGTTAACATATTCCTTAAGTATGTGCTTTTTGCTACTGCATTAGCCCATAGTTCACCTTTAATTCCACCACGTGCTCTAATAGCAGCAATTACATTTGCTTGAGCATTTCTTCCTAATGCTTCTGTAAATTGTGGTCCAGCTGCTTCTTTGTCAAATAGTTTACCCCATAAAGAAGCAGCTCTAAAATTCATATTATATACACTTGAAAAACTATTAGCTGCAGATTTGGGTTGAAAGAATTCAACAGAATCTGATAACAATGCAACACTTAGTAATGGACTATCTTCTCTATTAATTTTCCAACTATCTAATAACTTAGAAGTTGCTGAAGGATTAGATCCCATTTGCCTTTCTATATACTTTTCTTTATCATCTAAATAACTACTCTTAGCTTTAATACCCATATCTTCTAATTCTGAACCAGGTATATATTTTCTTTGTTCTTCTGTTTCCTTTAGAAACTCTAAAAAAGTATCGTTTTCTTTTTTTACTTCTTCATCTGTAAGGTGTAAACCAGGTAAATTGAAAGATACTGGTTTGGTTGTAATAGAATTTTGTGATTTATTTACTAAAGAAGAAATTTTATCTAATGTTAATTGTTCTCTATTAGACTTATACGGAGAATTGTCTATATTAAATTGTTGAAAAGTTGACATAAATTTAATGCTTCCTTAGTAGAGTTTTCTTTGAGTGTAATCTTTAGTTTCTTTGGTTGCTTTAAATCGTTTTGCTGCTTCATCTTTAATTTTATTTATTATATCTTCTGAATAGATGTTTTCTGGAACTGATTCGCCATTTTTTTGATCTATAAGCATAAAAGCATCGGTTATAGATAATAAAGGAACTCCGTCCATACCTCTGTGAACAAAATCCCATGTTGGTAAATTAGCTCTTTTATCTCTATTATAGGTAAGGTTTTGTTTTAATTCAGAAAAACCTGGAGTTGTTTTATCTAAACCTTCACTTTTCATAAATGGTATTGTTCCGCCATCTTCTATGTATTTTTTATTAATTGCTACTAAAGTATCAAAAAACGATAATCTGTTGTCTATACATTCTTGTATAGTTGCGGGAATATTTCTCATTGGAGGAGAGTCTGTTCCATTTGCCTTAAACCACGGATCAAGTGCTGCCTTAAAATACGTATCTGTCGAATATAAATCAGATAGAATTACAGAACCAACAACAAACATCGGCCCATTGGCTTTACCAATAGAATTATTGTTTGAATCTACTAGTTTAGCTGGTGTAAATATTTTTTCAAGTTCAGCTACATAAGTAGGATAACCCATTTTAGTGGTTTCTTGACTAGACCATCCTCCCCAACTAAACTCCATACTTGGTAAAGCAGCTAACTGTTTTGCTGCTGCATCTTGACTGTCATTTATTAAAGCAAGGGAGAATGTTGATTCTGGATTATTTCCATAAACAGTTGCTGAGTTTCCTAACTCAAAAAACTGATTATTATCTGCATCTATTGTAGTTCCTCTAAATGTAATCATAGTATTAACAGGACTTACTCCAATACGATGTCCAGCTGATTGTGGTTTATTTGCTTGAGAATCAATATCTAAAACTACATCTATATGATGAGCGTACAGTGAAAAATAAGTTTCACCTGCATCACTATTTGGCTTTATAGTGCCATTGTGTATTCCATTAAAGAATAATTCATTAGCTAGTTCAAATAAAACTGGATTATTTTCAGTTGCTCTTTCAATTATTTGTGCACTTATTTTAAGTTTTTGTTCTGGAGACATGTCTGCTAAAGTTCCTATTGGAAAACTAGCAAGCAATACAGGTTCTAATACATTAGCAACATCTTCTTTAGTGTAGTCCGCCTGAAAAACTCTATTAATACTAGCAACTAAAGTGTCAGGATTCCATGCTTTATTTCTTGGGGAAATTGGTACATCTGCTAATTTAACATTAGGGTCCATTGCTAATGGTATAAAAGTTGGTTGTGCTACAAATGCCGAAGATATTATAATAGCATTTTTATTTTTAAAGAAAATGTCTTTTGGATTTGTTTCTCCTACTGTAGCAGTAGCTGCTAGTTGTTTATCTCCAGCTGAAAGTCTAGCTAATTCAATAACAATTCCTAGTTGTGACTGTACTCGTTCTATTTCTTTTGGATCATTCATCCCAGCAATCATATCTTCAACATTTGTTTCTTCAGCCCAGTTAGCACCTACTAATGCTCTTGTTATTAAATAAGGTACTCCATGAATTTCAGGTAGTGTTCCTGTAGAATCGTAAGCACGTTTATAAGCTTTACCCATTAAAGATAGTAAAGTTAAATCGTATTTACCCATATCAGATTTAAGGTAATCTTGGTTACCATTTCCTATTCTTTCTAAAACAGTTAAATACATCCCACCAAAAAATCTTTTATCTTCAATAGAAGAATCTGATTTTAAAAAAGATTGACCAGTTACTTGTACTTGACTAAAAGTAAATAAAGATTCTGCAGTCCATTGTTCATTTTCAATTGGACTTGATGGAATTCTTGAAACATCTAAACTAATTTTACCATTAATCCAATCATCAGTTTGTTTAGCAAAATTACGAATTAATGTAGCAGGTGGAGTATCTGTTTTTGGTGTCACTGGGTTTAATGAAGGAATATTTGACCAAACCTCTGAAAAATTGTTTACTATTTCAATCTTTAAATTATCTATTGCTTGAGCATGTTGTAACATAATAGGAGCATCTTCATTAATTATATTTATAAATCTAATTGCATCGTGAACTTCCTCTGAAGTTGACCAAGAAAATTCTGCATCTGGATTTTGTTTTTTCCATTCATTAAGTGTCTTTAAACTTTGAACTGTATTTTGTAATACTGATTTATATTGTGAATTTTCACCACTATATAATGATCCTGTTAATGTTGCACTTTGAATAGAACCGTTTGCAGCATTATCATTTCCAGTACCTGGTCCCATATTAAATTTAGATGCTTGTGGGAGTAAAGTATCTAGTTTTAATATAGCTTTTCTTTCTGCTAGTGCTGCTTTTTCTTCTGCGGTTCTTTCTTTTCCCGCTGCTATTTCTTGTCTTAGTTGTTCTGCTTGTAAACGCGCTTCTTCTTCTTGTATTCTTTTGACATTTTTAATACCTGCTAAATCTATTTTACTAGAAACAGTTGAATATTTTCTAAGTAATTCAAAATTATTTAAAGTAAATCCATCATGAATCATTTTTTTCTGAGCTTCTGGTGTTAAAGAATTATACCATTCTGCGTAGTTAATTTTTGATTTAGGTATTCCTTTATCTTTATCTTCTAAATACAAATCCCTAAGAGTACTAACATCAACTCCAAGTTTTGTTGATATAACTTGTAAAGAAGAATCAACACTTTCTTTTAAATCTTTTTCCACGCCATATAAGTCAAATGATGCTACTTTAACTTCTAAATTTTCAATTGCATCTTCTGCATTTTGATTTATTTCTTTTCTTGTTTTTTCAGAAAGTAAAACATTAGTTCTTCCATTTTGAATAATAATTTTTTCTGCTAGTTGATTTGCTGTAAGTTTAGAATTTTTAATTTCTTCTGGAGAAAATCCCATTAAAGCTACTACGTTATTTGCGTTATTACCTTTACTCATCCAAATATTAATTTCTTTTTCTACTATATCTAATTTTTCAATTGGTGTTAAATTAAACCAATTTGGATATTTTTCCTGAAATCTTGGGTCTGTTCCAGTTTCCATAGCCAAACTAAATTGCTCATAAACAAGTGGTATGGTATTTTGAATTAGAGATCTTCTTTCTAATTTAGACATATCCACAGTAGGAAGATGTCTAGTCATTAAATCTAAATAAACACCTAAACCATCTATTTTATCAGTAGTATCTTTAAAGTTTGATTGACCTAAAACCAAAGAAGTAGCTGCATCTTCTTGCACTTGGTTTAAATTAAATAAGTTAGCTGCGTCAAAAATTTGTTTAGATATTTTAGTAGATAGTTCTGGAAGTCTTCTAGTTATTTCTTGTACAACTTCAATAGGAGTTGGAGATTTAGCTAGTGGATTAAGGAATTGTTCTCGAAGTAAGTTATAAACAGTTCCCGAAAAATGTTCTAAATCAGGAGCTAACTTAGCATCATCTACCAAGTCAAAAAAAGGTTTATATTTACCTATAACTGCTTGATCTCCAGCTCTAGCAGCTTTCTGAAACTCTGGTGATGGTATTGCTATAGATTGTACTATTGCTAGTTCAACCATACTTAGCTGATCATCTACAGTCTTTTGGTTTATTTTAGAATTGGTTTCAAAGTTTTTTATCTTAAACCAATCATTATATTTTGCTGTTGGAAATTTACTAGAATATTCTTTATTAAATTGTTGTATTAATTCAGGTGAGTCTGTTCTAGTTTGGTTTCTATCTAAAAAACTAGACAATTCTTTTGTATATCTAGTTTGTTCAAATGTATTTCTAGCTTCGTCAGATAACCATTTTTTATTAACAGAAAGACTAAGTTTTTCTTTCCAAGAATCTCCTAATACTGGAGTCCATACATCTTTCATTGATGCATCAAGTTGATTTTGTTTTTCTTCTGGAGTTAATGTAGGATCGTTATCTAACTTATCAAAGTTCATTTGAACAATATTAATTTTTTCTTCATCTACTCTTTTTCCAATATCAGCAAAGGTATCAATTGCTTTACCAATGCCACCAGCAATTTCTGCAAGTCCTGCATACATAGCCGCATCACCAGTCGCAGCAACTTGTTGGGCTGTCTGTCCAAGTTGGATTTGTCCTCCACTTAGTTGAGAAGACTTATAATTTGGTTGTGTTGCATTGATTTCTGTATTTGGGGCAATTCGTTTCAATGAAAATGGATTATCTGAAGAATTCATTTGTGACATATTGTTTTTCCTTAGTTTGGACCCATACCAGGTATAAAAGTTGGAGTTCTTATAGAGGTTGGATTTCCACTATAACTAGTAGCTGCTCCAGCAATACCAGCACCAATTTGCAACATACCAGAAACAATTCCACCAGTAGCAGCTGCATTAGCATCTCCTAATATGGGTGCTTCATCATACAATTGAATATTAGGCATAAAGATATTTTCTGTTTGTTGTGAAAGCATATTTTGTGTTTGATTATCAATGTTCTTAGCTTGGGCTAATCTATTCTTTTCTAGTTGAACTGCATTTGTTAATCCACTTATAGCTTGCATAGCAGCCAGTGTTCCATACATTCCACTATTAGAAGATATACCACGTAAAGCAAATGAGGTTAATAAAGAACTCTTTTGATTTCTAAGGCTATCTGAAAGTTCTTTTTGTTGGAAGTTTGTAGAATCATTTAAAGATTCTTTATTATCTCGTTGAAAAGAATATGCAGATTTAGCTATTGCATCATTTTTCTTTAATTGTTGAGCATATAGATAAGATGCTTGGAATTGCTCTCTAGCATTAGAAAGTGTTTTTTGAGAATTACTTTGAATCCATCGACGATAAGCCGCATCGTTAGCCTGTTGTATTTCGGCTTTTCTAGCTAGCCCACCAAAGATTGAACTTGCTCCACCAGCAATAGCTCCACCAATTGCCATAATTGTCATTGGTTCCATGAATTAACTCCTTACCAACCCCATTGGTTTCTTTTTGATTTTTGTTTTTGATTGGTTGCAACAACCTTTGTAGCACCACTAGTTGGGGCATAGTCACCAGCCCTAAAATTATTAGCCCAGTCATGAATTCTTTTCTTCCACTCTTTATCTTTAATGTCTTCAGAAGCCCTCTCTGTATCTAAAGACATATGTGACTTATAGAATTCTACGGCTGCTGCAAGAACGTCTACTCTATCGTCATGCTTTAAAGCACCACGACCAGAGTGTAATCTAGTTAATTGTATTTGATTTGTTTGATCTTTCATAGCTTTTCTAGCTACGACTAATCTATGCATAGAGATTACAGGTTCTAAGGTTGAAATAATTCTTAATTCTTTTTGACCCTTAACTCTATATTCTTCTATACCAACCTTACCACAATGATTTATTAAATAAGGAGTAAGGACCTTAGTAAATAATCCATCACCAAAATTAGATTCTACTCTAACTAAGGGAATCTGATATTCATTTACTAACTTAGCAATCTTAGCTAAGACATGATCATCATACCCACCTTGGATACCTAGTAACTCATGAACAAAAATAACTCCACTTAAGACAGAGGAAATACATATGCCTGTCTCATCAGTTCCTCTGCCGCTAGGATCTATACATAGATGACTATGTTGATATTTAATATATTTGTTACTAATAAACATAGGATCACATATGTGATCACCAGTCATACCAAAGCTAGGAACATCTCTCATTGGATTCTGCCCTTGCCAGATTATCTTATCTGGACCAAGCTCAGGATCTAGATCCATGACTATTAGATCCCTAAGCTTTAATGGGTATCTATCCGCATCGGCTAGGGATGTTACCAGCTTGTACTGCAGGGCATAGTGGCTAGGGCCGATTTTAGCCCGTCTGGAGCCAAGCTCGTCCTTATTGAACCGTTCGGGTTGTGTTGCCTCCCCTGCCTCCAGATCCAATCCTAGGACCCAAGGAGCCACGTCCTCTACCTCATAGGGAAGAGAGGTATCTGGCATCTCTGCAGGATACTTAATCATAGGGTATGATTCTTTTAATGTATTGTAAATAGAGTCTTGATAATGGGGTGTACCTAAGAAGATTACTCTAGAGTTCTTATTCCTAATACTTTCTAGTTCTGCTAACTTCTTAAGTAAAGCTTCTTTACCAACTGGGGTTTCATTCTTACCCGAGATCTCAATGTCGTCTAGGACTACACGGTCAGCATGTAAACCTGTGATCTGACCTGTGATGCCTCTAGCAGCACAGTTTAGATCTTGTGTAAACTTGGTTCTAACCGCTAGGTTAAAACCAAGTGCATTGTCTTTATCCTCGTCCCGAGGTATCATATAATGACAATAAGGGACTACAGATAGGATCTTCCTAGCCTGAGAAACAAAATCAATAGCTTTACCCTGGGTATTTGACAATACTAGGAAGGTTAAATTGGGGTCCCTGAGCCATTCCCAGCTCGCTAGGCAAGCTGTAATGGTAGACTTACCCGTACCGCGTCCTGCGGCTATGATGGCATCTGACTGCCCTTCTTGGATCTCTCTGGCTAATTCATATTGTATCTTAGTGGGTTCCCCAAGTCCTAAATGCTTAAAGCAAAAATATAGATGGTTTCTAAAATCATTGATTACTTCTTGGGGAACTTTCATTAATAAGCTGCTTTCTTAATCTTAAAAGGAACTGAGTCCTTCATAGCGGCCTCTACAGCCTCAATGGCTTCGTTTGGAATGGTATTAACCTTATCCTTGTGGTCGCTGAGGATGCCTCGTACCACGGTATAAAGACCAGGGGTTCGGCGGTCTGTGTCACTGAGATCGCTAATTAAGCAGTCTAATAACTTCTCTTGCATTTCATTTAACTTTTCTTTCATTTTATTTCTCCTAGGGGTCTAGTGTCTTTTACATAGGAAGGGGGTACACAGTACCAACCTTCGGGAATGGTTACAGTATTGTTACTGAGGAACCATTGACCTTGTTGTAGGGTATATACATAGACTCTAGCATTAGGGCCTATCCGAATCGGACTCTCGTCTGGGATAAAGACTGTCCTGCTTCCGCAGCCACTCATCAATCCTAGAACCAGCACGACGCAAACGCTCAACATCAACATCAGCATCGACAGCCATTTTACCTGCTTCAATTTTTTTAAGTAAAACATCAAATAATCCTACTGCAATTTGCATTAAAATTCTATCAAACATTTGGAGTAGTCGGGGGTTTGGCATCCTTAGCAAAGATCAATCCAACTCCAGCAATAATAGCTGCAATAGCTGAACCAAAATCTACTACGGTTGCTGGGTCTGCATCAAACATGGTTACAAAAACGCTACCAATAGCTACGATAATTGCACCGATACCTGCCATAGTTGTGTTACGATTATTCATGGTTTCCTTCTTTCTAATTCTAAAACTCTTTGCTTTAGGTCTTCGAGCATGGCACTATGCCTTGCATCTGTAGAAGACACTTGTATTTGGGCTTTTAATAAATCTTGGACAATAAGCTTTAACTCAGATATATCATTAGTGGTTCTACTTAGTATTGCTGTAGTCTTACCTATCTCAATAAAAAAACCACCAACACCAGCTAGAATAACTAGGAGTTGTACAATTTGTAAAAGTCTATCAAAATCATTCTTTTTTTCCATTGTAATTCTCCTATTATTCGTTAGTACTTACATCCATACCACTATAGTTTATAAAATCTACAGATCCATCTGTATTTAAGACAGATAAACGAATCCAAAGATTAGTGGGTAAACCTAATCTAGTAAATTTAACAGCACATTCATTACGGCCTGAAATTATTTGTGTATCTGTTCCAGTTCCTACTCCCGATGAACCTACAATTGGATTTGCATCATTATAATTGTTAGGAGAAATTAAGTCAGCTAAACTACCATAAGATTCGGTAGGGCTAGCAATATTCCGTGCAAAATCAGCAGTAATATCTCCAAAACTCCAAGGACCAGAATCAATCTCAGTATCGGCTGTATTTGATTCTCTTATTGGATATACAGCTGTACTGTTCCATTTTCTAAATACTTTAGCATAACCAATAGACTTTAACCTAGGTACTTGAATACCTAATGTAATGACGTATCTATCAGATCCAGCAGTTGTTTCTACTGTTTCATGTTTAACATAGACACGGGTATTTGATTTATTAAATCTAGATAAAACACGTGCTTGGTCTACCTTTAACATACCGTTTTTAAAGATATCACTTTTATTAACTAAAAGAGTTGTTGTAGCACTATAATTATGATCCGTAAATCCATATTCTAAGATAATAGAAGTCTTTAAGGACGAAATACCAGATGCTTTAAAATAAGGTAATAAACCTGCCTTAGTAACAATCCTATACACATATTCATCTGTAGGGTCTGGCATAAAGTTTATTGCATCTGAAAATAAACGATTAGCATCTATATTAAGTAAATGAGTACCAATTAAACCATCAGTTGGTCCTACTGAGTTACCAATAGTGTTTGGTCTAAAATGCCAAGGAAAATATTCCTTTGCTCCTTGAGTTACTGGTTGTGTGTATAAAAATCCAGCATATGGTGGAGATTTTCCATAAAGTCTGTATAAATTAAGGTTATCTGAAGCTATAGTTACGTTTTGTGTAACCCAATCAACATCAGCTTCATTAAACCTTATGTTATCGTTATTAACTGCATCTGTACTCCAGCGAGCACACCAATCAGCCCAAACAGCATCAGCCTTGTAATAAGCACCTATACCATCAATAGAATAAATAGAAGTATTTGTATTAGTTGTAGGTGCTAGGCATTTTGAATAACCTGTAAATCTTACTGTGTTTCTTTCAAAACTTCCTAAAGTAGTTAAAGCATTAAGAGTTTTATCAGCTAAAGCAAGTGCTGCCTTGTTATAATAAATAATTTGTTTAGGAATTTTCCATAGGCAATTAGAACCAGCATCATTAGAATCTTCTAATCTTTTAAAAAAAATATTATCTAGTCCTGTATATTCTGAACTAATTAAAAAACCTTTTTTTAATCTTGATAAAGCATCTCTATCTTTAACTATAGAATCAGTACTAACAGCAGGACGAGAACTAGCAAATGCCATATCTCGTAATCCTAATAAATAATAATCCCGATATGATGCTGCATTCTCATTACCAATAACATTTAATGCTGTTGTCAATGTAGCTAAAGATATTATTCCTGGGGCAGTAAAATACACTGAAGTAGAATCCATTTTAGGAATAGAAGATAAACAAGAAGTAGAACTATCTGGAATACTTAAATAAAATGTTTTAATTCCATATCCCTTAACTTTAGATGTATAAACGGGTCCTGCGCTAGCAGAATCTGTATCATAAGTGAAATATGGGGATGTATAATATTTTCTTCCTGAACCACTGGTTACTTGAACACCATGTTTTCTTAGGGTAGTAATAGCAATACCATAACCTGTAGCTGAATACAGTTCCTCTGGACTATCCCATAAAGCTGTTGCTGAACTCATTAAATTTTGAAGTGATGTAAAATCTTGTAATGATGAAGTATTTAAAGATAAATCCCAATGGAACTTAACCTTAACTGGGTTAGTAACATTAGCTGCTAATCCTACTAACTGACTATTGACAGTAGAGAAGAAATTTTCTGGTATATCTGTACCAGATACGTTTGGTGATGGGAGTGTTTTTTGAAGTATTCTATAGGATGTAACTGGATCAGTAAGAACCCATTGACTACTTGAATTTTTAAATTCTTGTAATATATTACTAATTGGTTCTGATATTGGTGTTCCACCATTAGAATAACTTTGAGTTAATCCAGAAGCATAAAAAGTTCTACCACTAAATATTGGATTAGCGGCTGTAATAGTTACAGAAGGAGCAGCATTAGCCCAATTTGTTCCATTGTATCTTAGTATATCTCCAGTAGCTGCACCAGCTACACTAATACCGCTAAGTGATGCAAAGGTTCCAGAAAATGTAGAACTAACAAATTTAGATCCATCCCATACAAGAGCATATCCAACACCCAAACTAGATAAATCAAATTGAACAACAGTAGGTCCACCAATTATAATAAAACCACTAGAGGATGGATTAATAACAGTCCAATTTGTAGTATCAGCATTAGGTGCTGTACTACCTGCACCAGCTATTAAACGTTTATATAATGCTGTTGCTGTTGCTCCTGTGTGTGATACTATAGCATTAATAGCATAAGTAGTACCGCCTACCCAAGAAGGAACACCAGTAGATACTGTATAATAAAAATTTTGAGTACCGTTAGTAAAGATATTCTCTTGTATTCCAAAGAGTAATTGATTAAAAGATTCATTTAGTTGAGTAGAGGTTAATTTAGCACCATCTACAAAACTATATAACATTCTATCAGTGGGTGTCTTACGCCTAATAACTAACTCACCAGCTGGAGCAGCCGAAGCAAATACAATATTTTTAGTAGTTGTATTTACAGTATAATTAGTACCTTGAATAAGAAGAGTTTCTGCGGCCAAAGCACTTGCTCTAGAGTATACTTTAAGTTGTGAACTTTCTGGGAATTCACAAATCCAAGCAATGGAGTTATAGCTGTAAGTTAAACTTCCAGTTACAGTATGTACATACTCAACATTAGTGAGTAATACGGGATTATTAGATGTATAACTATAGCAAGTCATTGGTACTCCTTATTCAACACTAGTGTTTCTAGATCTAAAGTTACCTAGAATTTCTATATTAGATATATTACATGGGGTTGGATAGCTTGATTTGATAAAAATCTTACAAGCTTCAGAATAGGATAGAACTTTAACTAAGTGTTCTCCTACATAATCAATCTTTAAGTCATTAGTAAAATCCAGTAAACTGTTGATATCAGTTGGGAAGAATGTAGTTGAGGTAGGTGTTCTACCTCTACGCTCTACTTCAATATCATAAGAACCTGAATTTAAATGACGAGTTGTAACTCTTCTTAGGTTTAGTACACCTTCGGTTGGAGTATCTGCAGTTCCACCACCTTTGTAAGTAGATCTATAAACTTGTTGTGATAATTCAATATTCATTTCATATGATCGACCAACGTATATAGGAAAACTTGGAGGAGAACTAGTAACAGTTATTTTAGTTAGTCCAGTAATACCATCGGTAAAGACAGAAGTAATTGGTAGGTTTAATAAACCAGATGTACCCCATTCTTCTGCAGTTATTACTGTATCTAACATTGGATCGTAAAATGGTAAGGTTAATGTAACCAATCCACCACCACTAGTCATTTGAGCTACTGGAACTTTGTATAACCAATCAATCATAGGAGTTGCAACGTTTACAGATTCCATAGAAGTAAAGTATACATTTAAAGTTTTAACTCCAGAAGATCCAGTTCTCTTTGAGATTAAATATAAATCTTTCTCATAAGATTTAAGAGCAAAAATAGAATCACTAGTTGATAATATCCAACGATGAAAAGCTTGTTGAATAACCTTTTCACCATTTGTTCTAAAGGTAAATAAATAAATTGTATTCTTATTATCAGCATCAACAGATAACAAAGTATTAACACCAGAGCTTACTGTAATAGCTCCTAGGTTAATAGGTAGGTAATCTCTACAATGAGAACTAACTTCCATTGAGGTAGAGTATTCATCGTTAAAGGAACTACCGCTGAGGTACATATAAACCTTACCAGCATTCATAAAGAATACGTTATTACCCATCTTCTGAGGGGCTACTAGTTTAGATGTGCTATAAAAAGATGTTGGTCTAAACTCTACACTAAATGGAGAAATACCACCCTCACTTCCATTACCACGAACTTCAAATTGAACCGAGCCTGAGCTAAGAGCAAATAGGATGTTTTGGAATGGGATAATGTGGCTTAGTTTATTATAGGCTCCTACGCTAGCCTGTATATCAATTGGATCTGAAGCAGTAATATTACTGATATCATCTACCCAAAAGTTATAGTAAGCATTAGTTCTACTTGAGAAGATATTATTATCAGTAGCTATCCAAAGTCTCCCTTTCCAGATAGACATAGATTGTACTTTTTCTTTCTTTATTACTGAATTAGGCCCAGGATTGCTTACTGAACTTCCTGATCTTCTAGGAAATAAAGGCATTTCCTTTATTCTCCATTTATTGTCTGTAGCTGTATCTTTATATATGATTAATGGGAATCGTCTATGATCAAAAACTGTATTAGGACCTTCGGATCTAACTCGCTCAAAGTAAGGGTTTTTAGTCCACCTAGTAGCCCTGTAGAAGCCCGTAGGAAAGGATAGGTAGGGATTACGGACAAAGTATACCTTGCCTAGTCCCAGATAGGCTGTGCTGCCGTCTCTGTCCTCTGCTGTTAAAGGAGATGACTTGTAATAATGATCTTTAGCCCAATCAATAACTCCACTTGGACTTGGAATTGGAATATACTTTGGCTTATCGTAATAAGCATTTAAAGTTCTCCATGCTTTGTATCCATTAAAATCTGCAACATCATTTTTTACTAAGGTAGCTGGATACTGTGGAATAACTTCAAAGTTTTCTAAATTTTGACCTGTTTCTTCCATTTCTAATGTGGTTGGATCAATACTATTAATTATATCATCTCTAACATTTGTCCAATAAGATGAAATATTATCAATATTGTCTTCATCTGGTGGATAGGGTGTAGTTGGGTTTTGTGTTCTTTTGTAATTAATAACATCACCAGAGTGAATGTATTCATTACTAGCAAAAGATCCTGCCCAGTTAACTGAACTATATGCCATTTCTAAAGAAGAATTATTTGGAAGATAATCTAAAGGAACTAATTTATTCCACAATATTAAACCAACATCAAAATCAATTGATCCTAAGGTTTCTTGGATACTGGTGGTACCAACATTAGCAACTGTGGTTCCTGCTATTTTATATGAAGTAGATCCAACTTTATTACCAAAAGTAATATATTCAAAAACACCTCTGTTAAATCCTGAGGTATTACTATTAGTAGTTCCTACTTCAAGATCAACTGTTTCTTTAATCCACTCTGTGGGTTCAATTCTATAAACTGTAATAAAATTATCTAACTTAATGGTTTGTCCATTATAAGTAAAAGAATTCTGTGCTACTGGATCAAAGGTATATCCTGCTCTATTAATAATAATACAATAACGATTATAACCATCAATATCTAACCAATGAAAATATAAATTATCTGTATTAAAGTTAGTTGCTGCTCCAGACGGAGCAAATGTTGTACTTGGATTGAGATTGAGTACATCTAAATAGGTAGTACTTGCACCCGAAGCAACATAA